AGGCTTTATTTTGCTCCATATAGATGTTCCGCTCAAACCTTTTCGTTGATCTGTGCCATCACAAGCTCTCCAGTAACGATAAGGGTACATCTTTGCTAAGTCTTCAGGCATTTTAACTTGTTGCTCTTCGGCTTTTGTTTCTTGCCAACAAATAACATCATATTCCCCTCCCAATAGGAAATCAAGATGTCCTTTTTTAATTTTTGCACGAATGCCGGCTATATTCCAACTAATTATTTTCATTGTTAATATCATCAATAAAAATAATTTTATTTTTTCAATTTTATAATAATTTCCTCCACTATTTAAAGGTCTTCCACAACAATCTCTTCTGTTTCTTTTACTCCATGTTTATACTTAGTTGGATATGTTCCTTCCTGAATGATAAACCAATCACCGATATGTGTTCCCATACAGTGATAACCAACAACAAGATGGGATACATATCCAGTAATTCTATCGCCATTTTCAGACGTTACTGTTATATTTTCCCTTCTTACTCTCACCTCTTTATTGTTCCCATCGTCGTCATTTATCGTACTGCTTTCAAAATATATTTCATTATTTTCATTATTTATTCCTGGATTATCCTTTAACCAACAAAAGCGCGCACCTGCTGCCTTCATAGCACTTATGTGATCTTGTCTAATATTTACTTTATAGTTATTTCCTGCGTTAGTAGTCCAAATTCCCATAGTCAAGTTTTTTGTGATGCTACTAAATCGAAATAATTTTATCTCTTTTCAATTTTATAACTAATTCTTCTTTTTCCAATATGCCTCCCAATCATCTGGTACGTGTTTTGTACCACCATCATAAGAAACTGCTAAGTTTCTTTCAATTAGTTCTGAATTAATACATCTTTTACCAATGTAGACATGAGCAAGCAATCTTCCATACTTGTCTAGACCAACATTTTTTAACGTAACTATTTTTTGTAATGTAAGCTCAGCAACAAAGTCTCGTGCTTTTGTAGCAACAAACTTCTCTTTCAAATCTTTTGTTCGCATCTCTGGACAATCTATTCTATTTAATCTTACTGAGAACTTGTAAAGTGTTGAACTATTTTTAACTCGACCTAAAATAGTAATCGTATCTCCATCATATACTTTTATTACCCTACCACGAGTTATTTCTGGAACATAAGTTGGATATTTTGTATTTTCATCAAAAGGTATAGTTAATGTGCATATGCTTGTACAAATCCCCATATTGGTTATTATAAAGCTTTTATCATTTAAATATATTCAATTTATTAATAAAATTGAGTCAGAATAATACATATAAACTATTATCATTCAAGTATGACAGAAACATTATCAGTAAAACAGCAATTAGCATTAGATAACTTTATTCTAGGACATAATATTTTCCTAACTGGACCCGGAGGATCAGGAAAAACATATCTTATTAAACAAATAGTAAAGAAATGCAAAGAAAATCTTTTAAATGTTCAGGTATGTGCTCTTACTGGTTGTGCAGCTGTATTATTAGAATGTAAAGCAAAAACTATACATTCTTGGGGTGGAATCGGTCTAGCAAATGGAGAACCTATTGATGTTGTTAAACGAGTATGTAAAAGCAAATATAAGAGGGCACCTTGGAAAAATGTAGATGTTCTTATTATTGATGAGGTTAGTATGATGTCAAAAAAACTATTTGATATTTTAAATAAAATCCCTCAAATAATTCGAAAAAATACACGTCCATTTGGAGGTATTCAGGTAATATTTTCAGGAGACTTTTACCAATTACCACCTGTAGGTATTGAAGAAGATCCAGAAAGCTGTCAATTCTGTTTTGAAAGTGTTAATTGGAAAAAGACATTTGAAATAAATATTGTACTGGATAAGATATTTCGACAAAATGACAGTAAATATGTAAAAGCTCTTAACCAAATAAGAATGGGCAAAATAAAGAAAAGCTCATATGAACTTCTTTGCAGTAGATTAAATAAAACATGTGATGATGAAATAAGACCTACTATACTTCTTCCTCTTAAAAAGCATGTTGAAAACATTAATTCGACCGAATTAGCAAAGCTCAAAGAAGAAGAAAAAACATTTGGTGTTGAAAATTATTTGGATGAAGAAATAATGGAAAAAGAAAAAAAGAAATACACTAAATCATATATCACTCCAGAAGGAACAGAAATGGAATTAACTTATCTGAAAAATAATATTATGGCTGATCAAAATCTTAAACTTAAAAAAGGCGCATTAGTTATGTGTGTTGCAAATATCGATATGGAAAGTGAACAACAAATCGTAAATGGTAGTCAAGGTATAGTTGTAGATTTTCAAAATAATCTACCAGTAGTTAAGTTTAGAAATGGCGCAACTAGAACTATGACACCACATGCATGGATGAGTGAAAAAATACCATGGATGGGAGTAAAACAGATTCCTCTTATTCTTGCGTGGGCTATAACTATTCACAAGGCGCAAGGTGTTACATTAGATGTTGCTCAAATTGATGCTGGGCGACATATATTTGAGTGCGGTCAAACATATGTTGCTTTATCTAGAATTAAAAATATTGATGGACTATTCCTATCAGCATTTGATTTCAAGAAAATTAAAGTTAATAAAAAGGTCAAAGCATTTTATGAAAAATTAATCATATAAATGTTCGAATACTAGAGTCATAGACCAATCCATATTATTCAAGTCTAATTTTCTACCATATTCATCTATTAACGATATTTGTAAACGTTCAATATCTACTGGTCCAAAATATTCTCGAGTTCTATTTAATTGATTACTTAATCCAGGATCACTTGATGATTTAAAAACACCTACATCATCCATTAAAGCTGATGCATTTATTCTAGACATAATATTTCTATCCAGAGTAGAGTTCTTAAATGCAGCTATAAAACTATTTCCGGCATTTTTTTGTCCATCATCAATAGATATGAAAAAATATCTAGGACCACATGGCAAACAGATACCATTTGAAGTAATGCTTGTTATTCCACTCGCTGTATCTGTTTCACGTCGTTCACTTCTGAAACCTAATTGCCACCCTAACCTTAATTGAATATTATCGCTAACACTATATCCTCTCTGATCTACATTAAAATCTGTTATAAAACCATCTAATAGATAACTAGCAGACCCACTTGCATCAGGCGTTTTTGGAGAAAATATAGAACGCCCATTTGCTCTTCCAATTGAATATTGAATATCGTATTCTGTCAAATAATCTGTTGTTGTTGGAGTATTCTTACCGTAAAACCTACCATCAAAAAAATAACCTGGTACTGATTCTGCAATTGCAGCATTCAGTGCTGTTGCGATTGGTTCTCCATTTGATTCACCTTGATATTCTAATTCATAATTTCCATCAGGTAGTGTTACTAACCATGCATAATTGCCCCAAAATGTTTCTGTTGCTGCAACAGCTTCTATATCCGTTAAATCATGATAATCTAATACCAAGTCGCCTACATTTATTGTATCACCTTGTGTTCTATCTAATATTAAAAAGTTTGCATTTCCTCTGGTTCGCGATATAGAATACCATGATGCAGGTATGTCTAATGTTCCTATTCTTAGTGTTACTACTTTATTTTGCTTCTGAGGTAAATGCACTGTAAAATCTGACGATCTTGTTCGATCATAATTATCTCTAAATCGTGTGTCTAAATTCATAGTTGTAACAGTTGTTTTTACATTTATAGGATTTAGATAACCAGCGGGAAAGCTTTCTTCGCCAGCTATTCTTCCATCAGTTTGTTTTGCTTTTTTTCCTTCTTGTGTATTTGGATTATCTATTATATAATGGCTTTCAAAACTAGCCATATCATTATACTGCTGAGACCAAGTTCCTTGATTTTCATCTTTCTTTCCAGACATATTTAACAATTTACTTGCTGCACTGTCTATAAATAAACCTATCTCTCTCTTTTTTTCTGCTCCTAAATAACTTACTTTTTTTAATTGGTTATGTAATTTACCCTTTCCGTCCTGAACTGCATTTTGTGTAAAGCTTTTGTCCAAAGAAAATAAATTAATCAAGTCGTTTAAACTATATGTGTCTATATTTAGGTTTAAGTTCTCCATAATATACTATCTTGCGATGTTTTTTTAAGCATAGTAACTAGGTTAAATATAACTTATTTACTATGTATAACATGGATATTGCCTCTCTGAAAGATTTTATTAATCAAGCTAATTATATTTGTATGAACGATAACGGAATTATTTCAGCTCACAAAAATCTTAGAGATATTGCAAAACATTATGAAGTTAACCACTCCACTATATCAAAAGCTTTAAAAGGAGAAACTATCGCGTCATGCAAAAGCAAAACACAAGGTAATATTATTATTAGGAAACTAAGCAACAGCTATACCAGTGATTAGGTTCATCACCTTTCTTTTTATAAGGTTTCAATATTCCTGAGTTATAATCTAAGTGTTTTACGCCTATATTATCTATTTCCTTATCAACGATCTCACTTTTTATTTTATTTGCTATCCCTGGTATTATCTTTTCTACATTCTCATCTGTTTTTGTACTTATTTCATAAAAATCCATATTATATTCCTTTGCAAAACGCTCACCTGCTTCAAATGACACCTCTTTTTTTATCTTATCTATCTTTGTTCCTACCAATAATATTGGTAAATTATCTACACCTCTCTCTTCTTTTACTATCTCATACCACTTCTTTATATCTTTGAAACTCTTCATATTTGATGTGTCATACATAAAAATTATGCCTCCTGCTCCTTTATAATATGAACGTGTTATACTTTGAAATTGTTCTTGTCCCGCTGTGTCCCAAATATGACATTTTATTGCCTTATCGTCATCTGTTTTATGATAAACCATTCTAAAATCTACTCCTATTGTTGGGTCATGTCTATAATTGTAACGATTATCGACTAACTTTTCTAAAAAACATGTTTTTCCGACCCCTGTATTCCCTATTAAGATAATTTTGAAGACATAATCACACTCCATTATTCTAAGTAAAGAAAAAATATTATTTAATACATTTTCTTTACATATTTTTTATTTATTTTTATAATGATCACAATGTTTACATGTTCCATTATATTTAAAGTGCTTGCATGTGCAAGACATTGAACCATCATGATATTTTTTTACTGTATAAACGTTATTATTCCATCTTGTCCATGAACGCTCTTCCCATTGTTTTGCCGTTCTTTCCTGCTCCTCCGCCTTTGCTCTTGCTTCTGTTATCCGCTTTTCAGATCTCTTCATATCTCTTTTCCACGCCCTAATGTGTTTGCACTCTTTTCCATTTCCATGCTCATATGCAGGACAAGTACAACTATATGTGTCATTCACATGTTTTGAAAGAACATATTCATCTCCGTTAGAACCAGTAATCCATTTCTTATGCACTGTTGGTAGTGGCAGAACATGATCTAGTACAATGTTTTCTACCTTTTCTTCTATCGCTGATTCTGCTTTTGATTTCTCATCTAGAAGCATCAATCCCATCACCGCATAATTCGCCAAATCCAATAATGTATCACGCAGACGCTCATCTTCTACTAATGTAATGCTATTTGAAGTAATATTTGACATTCGACGGATTTTATCGCCCATCCGTACTATTACGCCTACCGAACCATAATCAGCAAAAGCATCCCCATAATCACTATTCTTTTTCTTGAAGATCTCAAATGCTTCCTCTCTTATCGTGTTATATTGTGAAATACGTATTTCTCGTTTTGCTTGCTGTTGACCCATCATTTCTATAATTAATTTAAAATATTGAAGTTTAAATCAATTTCATTTTTTTTGTTAATCTCCTCCACAACTTTTACATTCTTTACTTTTTTTCAAAGATTTTAATGACATATAATCTCCTGCTTTTGGCAATGGTTTTATTTTTACTACTGCTGGTTTAGTCTTAATGTCTTTACCTGTCGTAAATGTCATTTTTATCATTTATATATTATTAATATTTTAACAATTACATCGGTTAATAAAACCAAGTGAAAATTGCTTATTTCCCTTCTTAGCTACTGGCAATACTGCTGGCATTTTTGTTTTTAAATTACCTGACTTCTTACGTGCTAAATACCTATCATAACTATTATGCTTTACATCTACTCCTACTCCACCTGCTCCGCTTCCACCTGGACGATGACGTGTAGCTCTTCTTGATGTATGTATTCTAGATACTCCTGCTACTGCTCTATCACTGGATTGATTCCAATTTACATTACCGTTTATTGCTTTTGGTTCGTTATTTACATCTCCTGTAACATTTTGCACTGCCTTATTCATTGAAAACTCACTTGAACCTACTCGAGATACACCCCATATTTTCTTTTGAATAGCAATTTGTCTTTGCAGAATATAATTGGCTGACCTTACTATATCTCCATCTTGACAAGTATGGCAAACTGGAGGTGGCCTATTTTCTTCTACCCAACAATCACCGCATGGTCCGTCTGACGATTTAAACCCTGACATTTATATATATACCACATATTTATATCGCAAAATTGAATTATTTTAAATCTACAAGTTATTATCAAAATGTCTACTACCATTAAAATAAAACCTACTTATCGGTGTAAACACTGTAATAAATCATATAGACGCAAAATATATTTCAACAGACATATTGCTGCTTGTGAACTTCTATCTAAAACACCAAAAGAAAGAAAAGACGATGATGAAACCGCTTGTGATGTACCTACTATTCAAAAAATGTACCAAATGATCCTTGCTTTGTCTTCTAGAAATAAAGAACTCGAAGAAAAAGTCGAAGAACTTACAAAGTGGGCAGCTATTAGAAAGAAAAGATTACATGTTGTACAGTGGCTCAATGATAATTATCAAGATACCTGCACATTTCAAGATTATATATCTAAGTTTGACATTGACGAATCACATTTTAAACTTGTTTGTAAATATGATTATGTAGATGGTTTATTCTGTATCCTTAAAAAAATGTTTCCTGTTGATGAAGAAGCTAAACTTCCTATTATGGCATTTGATCAAAAAGATAATACCCTATTCATTAAAAAAAATGATGGCTGGCATCAATTTGCTATTGAAGACTATCAGTTCTTTATCGGTGCGATTGCTAAGAAAATTATGGGTCATTTTGTAACATGGCAAAATGCTAATCAACATCGACTTTCTGATGAAAGCTATCAAAATGAATATACTCAAAATATTCAAAAGGTACTAGGTGGCAACTTCTCAAATAGAAATCCCAATATTATTATCAGAAGAAATCTATATAAATATCTTAAAATGAATCTTAAAAACGTCATGCAATATGAGTTCTCATTTTAAGTTTTCAAAAAAAGATAATATTATAAATAATTTTTATATTATCTTTTCTATTTATTGCCCACCACGCAAACGAAGTACCAAATGAAGCGTCGCTTCCTTCTGGATATTATAATCGCTCAATGTACGACCATCTTCCAATTGCTTTCCTGCAAAAATCAATCGTTGCTGATCAGGTGGGATTCCCTCTTTATCTTGGACCTTCTGCTTCACATTCTCTATGGTGTCACTTGGTTCGACGTCAAGTGTTATGGTTTTACCTGTTAGTGTTTTCACAAAGATCTGCATCTTGTATACTATATATTTCAACTATCTTTTTATACCCATTAACTTATTATTCAAAATACACACCCATCAAAAGATCTGAAGTCGTATGAGATCCTGTATCTGCCACTGGATAAGACGGTTGCATTGCTACACCACATATTCCTTTGTCATCTGTGCTATTACTACGTAGTATCTTTACATATCCTTCATCACCCCATGATTCACCCCATGAGTTTTTTACCAACCAATACGGTTTTCCATCCTCACTGCCATAACCTACTATCAATACTCCATGATCTAGATTTGTACCACAATCCGCACTGTCAAGTATTCCACTCTTGTAAAATTGAAAATAACGCGTATCTGCTTCAATTGCTATAGATACTGGCCCTAGTGATACTGCTTCTATTAGCTTAAGCTGATCATTTGGTTTTACATCTACACAAGACTTTATAAATACCTCAGGTGTACATCTCGCGCATGTATCTTTCTCACCTTTGTATGGTTCCTCTGCTTCTGTACACATTCCATTATCTATTGCATACTTAAATGCATTATCCATCAAACCTCCATTACAAGCCATATTTCCATAACGCAATGAACAATCCACCAACTGTTGTTCAGACAAACTTACTAATTTCCCTGTTGCAATCTCCCATGCTCCCTCCATTGCTCCTGTCGCAGAAAAACTCCAACAACTTCCACATTGTCCTTGGTTTTTTACTGGAGTTACTGCTCCCTCATCGCGCCAATCAACGCTTTCTCCTACTCCCGTAACCTTTGGCATTAATCCATTACAACTCCCTGATATGCCTCGAAAATTACCGATTTTTCTACCAGTTTCATCTACAAAACAACCATGTTGTGTTGCACAACGAAACTCATGTGGTGTCATATCCGCAAACTGATTGACTCCCATTTTCCATTCATTTTCTCTATTATGATTCTCAATTTTATATAGGTTATCACTAAACACACGGAAACGATGCATCAAATCGTCGTTTTCATATGTTTTATTGTGTGCATCCATAAAATCTAAGAAACTATCCCAGTGTTTATGGCTGGATGTTGCATTTGCAACTGATAGTAATGCGAGTGCGATTAGTGCTACTGTCGTCTTCATTATTAACTAGCTTAGTAATCAGTTTTTATATTGGTTTTATATACCTTCAAATAAGTTTTTAGTAATTTTCTGTCCATGTTTCTCCTTTATAATTTACATATTCTGTGAAATTTCCCGTTTTTCCTTCATAATTTTCTCGAACTCCCCACCATGTATCGCTGTTATTGGTAGAACCGCCATATACTGTTACTCCCCATTTTTTCGCAGCTCTATGGTTATATTTATATGGATATGTATTTACTGTTATTGTTTTGTATTTTGGTATTTTATCAAGCGCAACACCCCATTTTTGATAAATATGCTGCTTTTCTTTATCAGTAAATAGAACTACTGATACTGCAGGTCCATGTACTTCATAGCTGGTAAACCCATTATCCAAACCAACGCATGGCACCCTAGAGTGACTTCTTACTAGGTAAATATTCATTTTTTTCACTTCTTCGTGTGATTTCTCTATAATTTTCTGCTTTTCTTTCTCAAATCTCACTCTGTCGTCTTTTGCCATAAGCTGATATCTTTCTTTTTCTTCCTCTGACATATTATTCCATCTTTGCCTCATCTCCTGCGTATAAAATTGGTAAGACGTCAGTGGACGCACAACTGATTTTATTTCTGATTTTATCGTTTGGTTAAGTTTTGCAATATCCATGTTTCTTTCTATTTTGTTCTTTCTGTTTTATTCTTATTTTATTAATCATTTTTATTAATAATTATTGATGTATGAAAGCAAATATTAATTAAACATTTTTATATGTCTCAATCCTAATTCAATATACATTTAAAAAAAATGAAATACTTTCTATCTTAAAAAACAATTTTAGTTCCTGTCCAATTGTTTCAAGTTTATAACTTTCGTTTATATCATGACCGTATTTGCATGCACAACCGCTAAACTAGTATTCGCGCGTAAAAATCTTCCTGCAGTGATTTCCGAGAAGATCATCATGTTGGTATATAAGGCTGAACACGCTGAACACCGCCCCTCTAGTCTATTACATGATATTCGAATGAATGCATGCGCACGAGCAACACGCCGCCTGGATGATTTTCCAGAATATGCCGAACAAGTTATCCGTGAAACCTACAATTGTCTTTGTTGCACCAGACATCAACATTCAAAAGCGACATTTGATGTGACAACTGGACACCCAACGGTTGCACACAATCCTGCTCTGTTCGTACTACCTCTCAATGGGTATAGTTTCCACAGAAGAAACCCATTCCCAGAACAAGGGGTATTTTGTACATGCGCTTGCAGGCACATAGGTCGTCATGCTCTACGCGTGTATCTACAAAACAACGAAAAATACGATTATGAGCAGATGCGGGATAGGCGTCTTGGTTTATACGATGCACCTGATGATTACGGACATCAACTCGAATACGAAGCATGGGTCGCCGAACAACAAAATGATGAGGATTATTAAATCGCATAATACGTAAATAAATATTCATAATTTACATAAAAAATAAATAAGACTTATGTCACAAAAACAAATAAAAATTACAAATCCTTTTTTATTTCACATTCTGTTTTTATTGATTTAAGTACTTTATTTGTTGTTCTTCCTGATGGTTCAGACATAGCTGCTGCCATTGTTTCTGCATATTTTTCTCCTATTCTATGATTTGTTAACCAATCTGGATTATTTTCTACAAATACTGGACCTGACTTCTGTGATATACCTGTTTTCACTGATTTAACTATATTCTCTCCCTTGTTATCTTCCCAACCCTCATCTCTATCTTTAACATACCATTTTTTCTCATGATTATGCATCGGTCTTTCTGTCAAAGCATATTTCATAAGGTTACTCCTTATTATTTCTTCTATTCCTTTGGGTTCACTATCTTTCAAGAGAGATAATTCTTCCATAGTTACAGTTAACTGTTTCGCAAAATCTTGTATTGATAAGGCATTTTTACAGTCCTCATTTAAAAAGAGTTGTATATTAAATTGATTATTGTTGTTATTACCAACTATATTACTGTTACCTACAGCACCAGAATTAGCATTACCTACCGTACCATTAGATGTATTTTCTGGACTTTTTGATCTTTTGTAACGTTCTGTATGAATTTGTTCAATCAATAAAGTTTTTTCTAGTTCTTCTTTTGTCATTTCATGCAATTCTTTTTTCTCTTCATGAACAATTATAACATTCTCTGTCTCTGCTTCATGAATAAAGGTACATTTCTTTTTATGCTTACTATAACCACTAGCATATTTATATGATTTTCCACAAGCACAAGTCCATTTTTTAGTTTTTGAGCTACTTTTGGCTACTTTTGAGCTACTTTTTGTTATCCTTGAGTTATCCATGTTATCCATGTGTTTTCTCGTCTTAATATGTTTTTTCCAATTGGAAAGTTTAGACGTTGTATAGTCACAATATTTACAGTAATATTTTGTGGCTACTTTTTGGCTACTTTTGTTATCCATTTTGTTATCCAAAGTAGCTGTTTTGTTATCCATGTTATCCATTATTGGATAATAAAAAAGTAGCTCTAAGTTCTTTGAATTGATAAGTATTTAGTTCCTTTTTTTCAGTACTACATAAGACCCCTACATAAAAAATAGTGTTTAGTTTTTAATTTACCTAGGTTGTGTAGATATTTTTTCGTTTTTTAACAGTTTTCAAACCTGATTTTATAAGTGAATGTTTTTATTAAAAAAGTTTTGTATACACAGATATACTTTGAGTATTAAAATAATAAAAAAAAATAAGATTATTTACATAAGAATAAAATTGAAATAAAAATTATCTACAATATTAGTAATAAAAAAAGAGAAACATGTATTGCAATCAAGAGAATTGTGCTATTTGCCTGGAGGAATTGAAAGGTGATATAAGAGTAATACCATGTGGTCATAAGTTTCATACAAAATGCTACGGTGATTGGTCTCAGCAAAGCAACTCATCTACAACAAGCTGTCCATGTTGCAGAAGAGAACATGAAGACCCAGTATATCAAAATAGAACAGGATCATCATCACCTAGGCGTAGAAATAGACAAAATGAGCCTTTTCATAGGCCATATTTCATGGAACCTGACTGGATGAATCCATTAAATACAATACCATTTGAAGAAACGGTTACTAGACACATAGAAAATTATATCAATCATAGAGAACCAACTGCAAGAGAACTGATATTTACTATAGCAGCAGTTATGTCTATTATAATAGGATGCTATGCATGTTCAACAATACATAATACATGCATATGTAATGTAAAGTGGAATCCAGGTGAAACAACTAGAACAGAAACATTCTACTTTGGAGGACAGACAACATATGATAGACCCGATTTATGTGTACATATTTGTTAAAAATAAAAATTAATAATTTATTTTTTATTTTTTATAGGTTGTATTTCTTTTTAAAATCTTCAGGTGTCATAAGTGGGATATTCAATTTACGTGCTTGTTCTGCTTTTCCAGTATCTTCATCTACATCCTTGACCAATACTACAAATGTACTTTTAGATACTGAGCTTCCCATGTTTGCACCTAGTTCCTCTAGAGTTTTAGTTAGATCTTTATCTCTGAATCCAGTCATAACTATTTTTTTTCCATATAGTGGATGTGATTTATTGGCAGTATCTACATTGGAAGCTTGATATACAAGTCTATCGGCAACATCTGCCTCTTCAGCCCATGCTACGAACTCAGGTATTTTATTAACAAACTTTTCTGAGGTCTTTTTAGCCATACCGTCAACAGTCTTTACTTTTGCAATCTTGGAGCTAGTGTCATCTTTTGAAACTAGAATGTCAGGGAAAGCCTCTAATATAAGTTTGAGACGCTTAGTACCAAAGCCACGACCAAAGAGATTAGTTGCATTCATTAACTGAGGCAATGAAGCAGCCTCAAGTTTTTCGCGAATACCAGTATAAATCTTAGTGGCCAATTTGGTTTTAAAACCTTCTACGCTGAGGAAGTCTTCTTGAGACATTCTAAGTATCTTTGGTACAGTATCAAACCCGGCTGCAATAATTCTCTTGATATTTCCTGGGCCCAAACCATCAACACCGATACCTTTAAAGAACCCAGTGATAACTTTACCTTGAACAACACTATTTGCAGCTTTGTTTTTAAGGATAATATCTACCCCGGTATCATTCCATGAATACTCTTGTGTTGGCATAAGAGGTTCAGGTGCAGGACGAATAACAGCCAATATATGTGGTATTACATCACCAGAGCGTATCAATTTAATAACTGCACCAACTCCAATGTTATTGTCTACAATGAACTTAGCATTAAATCCAGTAGCATATTCAATAGTAACACCGCCTAGAACAATAGGCTCTACCTGTACCCGTGGTTTCAAATAACCATCTTTGCTGGGTGTCCAAATTACATCTGTAACCTTAACCTCTGCAATCTGATCTGAAAGAACCATTTTGAATGCAAAAGCATGATCTGGATTACCACGCTTACGTGGATATATCTTATCGTTGCAACAAATGACACCATCAATTTCATATTTATAATCATCGCGCCATGCAACAAGTAATTCTGATAACAATTCATTGCTAATATCTTGTTCAATATCAAATCTTGCAACTTCAATATCCATATCTGTAAGTGCAGCAAATTGTTCAGATGGTTTAAGCTGAGGACGAATAAGCTCATATGCAACAAAGTCAAGATCAGCCAATCTATCAGGCATAATTTTCTTTTGATTGATCAATCCTGCAACAAAGTTTCTAGGATTAGCGAAGTCTTCAGCATATTTTTGATTAAACAGATCTTTTGGAACAATAAACTCACCTCTTATTACTAATCCAGATTGCTGAGGAAGTCTAAGATACGGAATTAGATGACTGATGTCTTGTCCGACGATACCATTACCTCTAGTGTATAGTTTTGGTTCTTCACTATCTGTTGTATATAAACCACTAACACCGTCAAGTTTACATGACAGCACATAAGGGCCTGTATATGTTTTTTTCCACTTAGGTAGAGCACCAGAATCAGGTTTTATTTTGTCCATAGACCACATTTCATATGGAAGTTTAACCTTGTTTCTAGCCACTTCCATTTCAAGATTAATATGACCTTCTTTTGCAATAATGTTTTTAGGATATTTTTTCATGACATATTCACGCAAAAGATCATACTGATCATCACTCATAATAGGTGTTTTATTGCCATAATATATTTGGTTTGCTTTATCAATCATAGATGTCAATTGTTTTTCAGTAAGCTGTTTGAGAAAGGAAAGACCTTGCTTTTTAAATTGTTCAATAAGATCCCCTTCGATTTTAGGTTTTTTTTTGAGCGTTAACTTTCTTTTCTTTTTAATAGGCTTAACAATAACATTTTGTTGTTCTTGAATACCAACAGCGGCAGCTTTACCAATATCTTGCATATCAGGTGCGATGACAACATTCTTTGTTGGTTCAGGAGAAGCATTTACTGAAAGTAGTTCAACTGAACGACCGCCAAGACGCTCATTAGGTTTTTTATATTTCATACCCAAGAATGTAAATATAGACTGTTCATCTGGAAAGTTGCCTTCGACTTTAGCTCCTTTTCTGCCATTAACCATCTTATGCATACCATGTTCGTTGAGAGTATATCCAAGATCAAGAGCTCGCTGTCGCTGCATAGTGTTGAATGCTTTTGAGCCAGTAAAGTAAAGTGTTGCAAAAGCATATTCTTGTGGCGGAGAGTACATCAAATCAATTCTTCTAGCTGGTTTACCAGGAAGTTGGCCAATAGTGAGGCTTTTTGTTTTACCTTTTGAAAGCAAATGAATAATAATGCCGGCATCTTGAAGTGCCTGAAGGAAATCAGTAAAAGCTTTGCGATTGTCATTTGAATTAGTAATAATCATATCAATATCTCCTGAAGTACTAGCGCCGCGTCTATAAGAACCAACAATTTCAAAATTGGATCCAGCAGGCACACTAGTTTTGAAAACTCGTTCAAAAGCTTTCTGATATTCAGTGATTTCATCTCTAGGGATCCTCATTTCAATATCATCAAAGTATTGTACCCCTAATTTTTGTGCTGCGGTAAGCTTATCAGGGTTAGCTTTGAGTTTCTCAATAGTATCAAGCCCTTCAGCGATGAATGCTTTGGCTTTCTTAGGTCCAATACCATAGACCTTTGTGAGAGTATTCATAGGATCATTACGATATTTTTCTAAGGCACGAAGAGTACCTGTTTTAACATATTCATGAAGCTTAGACATAATAGTTTTACCGATACCTGGTAGATCAGCAAGCTGATCAGGATCAGTAATATCGTTGGGGTATTTCATAATAGTTTCAACTGCTTTGTGATATGCACGTGCACGAAATGGCTCACCTTGACGCATCATAATATCTTCCAATTCAGACAATGCCTTAATAAACTCGTCATTATATACCTTTTGCTGAACAGCTTGATGTTCCATTATTGTAGCTACAGGAGAAGACTTTAAACCAGTCTGTTTGATTTTAAGTTTGCGGCGGCGGGTAGTTTTTTGCTTTTTCGCTGGAGACGACATTTTAAGTTTCTTAATTGTTTTTACTATCTTGAAATTAGCAGGTTTTGACTTCAATTTTGTATTTTTTTTCTTTTTATTTGTAGTTTTTGGTTTTAATTTCAATTTAATTTTTAATTTTTTTGGTCTTTTTTGTGTGGTATTTTTTTTCTTTTTATTAATACAATTTCCGGTTTTTGGATCTCTTCTAGTTCCGTTGGGGCATCTTTTTCTAGGTTTTTTCTTAGGGCTAGTTTTTGTGCAATAACCATACTTAATAAGAGTTTTAGTTTTTGGATTAATTTCAGTAGCACAAATAGGTCCTTTTTCAGTATCAAAACATTTTTCATGCGTTTTATGTTTATACTTAAAAGGAAATATGCATTCTCCAGCCATAACTTTTTTATTTTTTTCGATCTTTCCCTTATTATTAATGTTGGAAGCAATCATTATATATTAATTAAATAAATGAAAAATAAATCAAAAACTTAGTATTAAAATATTAGGTTATAGTAAGATGAATAATAACAACAATATTGAATTACATGCTAGTGCAGAATATATGGTAAGTAATAATAATAATGTTATTGACCAAGGAAATATCGTAGCAAAATATGATGGAAAAAATCTAGATCTTCTAGGTGCAAAGGATGATAAAATAATACTAATGCAACTAACAAATAAGGATATAATGAAACTTTTAGCTATTCCTTCAAGTAATATAGGATTAGAAGAGCGTATAATGATGGATTATCCCGTTAAACGTAGAGGTAGAACTAGAAGACGTAAACAAAAATCAATACAGAAGAGAAGATCTACAAGACGACGTATAGCCAGTAAAAAGAAAAGTAAAAAACGAAGTTTGAAAAAAGAACCAACAATAACAAAACTTCTTGGTAATTTAGATTAATTTCTCTCTTGAGAATATTTTTAATGGTTGTGAAAGAGATATCAAAGGTCACTAACAATAGGTTTATCTTTAAAGTGAATTGTATGTTTGAGAGGTTATAAAATTAAATGAAGAGAGAAAATACTGAATAAATATAATTTATACGATGTGTATTCGAAATCACAAATTATATTTATTTATTGTTTATTATTTTAATAATATTTTCGGCAACTTGATCGGAGGGGGATTTCATTGATCTTCTTATTTTCAGAGAAGTGGGCTTATCCAGCTTTTTAAGATAATGACCAGACGCATATAAAAGATCGCAGGTACAATCGTCACGGTAAATACATTCAATAAAGGCGATTTTAAGTTTTTTAATCTCTCTGATAAAACCATACATTGAAGAAACATTTTCATCATCATAGATGACAACATGAATACTTTCACTTTTTGTAATTTTTCTACCATAACCTTCTAGCTCCATCATATTATACTGTGAAGAACATCCAAACTCTCTGGCTTTTACAGCAATATCCTGTTGCTTTTTTAATATCCCGAAAGTTTTTTTTGCATTAAAAGACAATTCAACCGCGTACCCCATTATACATATACTAAATAAAATAAATTATTTTACTTTTCTCTCTACATAAGTAGGGAAGAAAAAAATAACGATTAATATCTACATAGATAAATAACTTATATTTAAGATATATATACTATGCCACATACTTGGAAAACAACAGATTCAGCAAGAAGATCAGGTGTTAGCGATTATCAAAGAGCAGGTATAAAGCAAACTGCTGAGTTTCTTTCCGCGGATGAAGCAACAGTTACAGATCTAAGCTTGCAAGTATTATATGGTAATAAACAAGATCCACAAGTTAATAATGCTTTATCTGTAGTAACAGATAATTTAGCATTTAATAATTCTAGTTTTAGAGATCCTGCACTTAGAATCGCAGTAGATAGCTCTGGGCGTGCTATAATAGGTAGAAATATAAAAGGACCTGAATATGGGCGCCCTGATATAAATTATTCTTTTAACATTGATAATTGTGGAAACATGCTTTTCAAAACAAAAGACCAATATATTACTCGTGATACTAGTACAAACTTGGGATTTACAATTAATGATAATGTAGGTATTAGAAAAGATTTGTATGTAGATGGAAGCGTAAATATTTGGGATATTGCAACATTATGGAAAGGAAAGGACAGCGGAAGTAAAGCACTCCATGTTATGGGATCAACACAAATGGACAATCAATTACAGTTTACTACTGGTGAGCCATCTTATAATATTATAACATACATAAAAGATGGTGATATTAGTACAAATGGTATAGCAACCATAGGAAAAGATTTGGCGGTAGGACGTAACGTTTCAATTGGAGGAGTTATAACTACTAACGTTATTATGAAAAAAAATCTTGATGTTTGTGGAAATACAATTGTAGATGGTAGTTTAAATGTTAGCGGTAATACAATTGTAGATGGTAGTTTAAATGTTAGCGGTAATACAATTATAGATAGCAGTTTAAATGTAGGTGGAAACACATCAATTGGTGGAAACACAACAATAGGTGGAAACACAACAATAGGTGGAAACACATCAATTGGTGGAAACACAACTATAACTAATGGATATTTTCATCTTATAGATCCTAGTGCAAATCCTGGCAGTGTTCACAATGCAGATTATAATTTTTGGGTAGATGGTTCTGGATTTTATCATGGAAATCTTCATGTAAAAGGCAATGTTACATACGATGGTTCAATGAGTGTAATTGGTACTTCAACTGTAACTGGTGATAGCATTATAAAAGGCGATCTAGAAGTAATAGATGATGGACTAACAAATATAGGCAAAATATTTGTAGGGACTTTAAAATCAAATGTCTCTGATGTCACGGAAAGAGTGATAATGGGTATTGATGAACATATGGTCACAGGAGATAAGCGTTCAATAAGTGTAGGTCATGATAATACCAATGGAAATCAAAGTGAAATGTGGTTTCATTACGATAGTAGTGGTAATAGTAATAACTTTGGTTCAATAGGTTTACGTGGTAAGCCTACATTAATAGCATTTAATAATGAGGGAAAAGTTTCTATAGGTCGCGAGAAAATACCATCATCAAACTTTTCAAGTCTTAATTTACCAAGTATATTAGACATTTCTGGTACAGTAAATATTACCGGTAATAATGCTGGAGGATATATTTCTCAAATACCATCTTTATCTATTAATAATACTAGTCTAGACGATAGTGCAGGAGCTTCCATAGAACTTACTGCAAAACGTGCGTATCACGCAGAATCTAAACCAGGGTTTACTCCACAATTAACTGGCGCCGATATTATTTTACGGAATCTTAACGATGCTAATCCATCTGGAGGTGCTAGGGTACCTACAACAAAGGTACATGGTGTTATGAAAACATTTCAAACTGATAATTCTTGGAACCGCGGAGATATGGTATTTTATGGACAAGATACTGCTTCTATAAATGCAGGAACAGATTCATCTGGTATTACAGAGTTTTTGAGATTTAATAGTGAAAATCAGTTTGTTAGATTTTCCAAAGATATTGGAATTGGTGGTAATGTTAAACCGAAGAGTGGTGACCCAGTACCAACTTCATATCCTAGTTTTCCTGATTCGTCAGCATTTATTGATGCAAGAACATATACATATTATGGTTATGATACTGGAGATAATTGGAAAGCGGGTGATATTTTATTAGGATGTGAAAACCAAGACGCTCCAATATCAAGTCGAAAGCCAAATGGTCTGTTGTGGAAGCCACTAGGAGGTCATTTGACGCCAGGTAAAGTCTTCGCTGGAAATTATAGTAAAGAATCTGCCGCAATTAAGTTTATACCATCTGATGATTATTACAGAGGAGGTCTAGGATTTTTCACAAATAATACAGGTGATTTGACTACAAATGCTGTAAAAAGAATGGAGATTTTATCAAATGGAGATATCAGTGCCGTTAATCAAATTATAAGTTGTAAGCATTTGAATACAAGCACCAAATTAATAACAAAATCTGCATTACAAGTTGAAGGTGTTGGCAATAGAGCGTATTTTGATATTGTTGATGCAAGTAGAATATATTTTCGTAGAAGTGAAACATCTACATGCTCAAATGGCGATGAATATATGTATGCTGATGTTAGTGGAGTTAATGTTAGTACTAATTTATATGTTAACGGAGAAATACATGGCAATCTTGCAGTCCAATATATTGGAAATCTTAATAATTTCGGTGTTCCAGGAAAGAAGATAAATATATTAGGGGGATTACATGTTGCGGAATCTATAGATATATCTAGTAATGCAATTATAGATGGTAGTTTAAATGTAAGTGGTAATGCAATTATAGATGGTAGTTTAAATGTAAGTGGAAATATTACTACAAATAATGTTCTTACTGATAAAGTATCATTTAATACAGGATCATTTATAGATGGAACTACTTCGAATAAAATAACATTTTTTAATGTGACTAATGTAGATTTAAATGATAGTGATGTCAGTAATATTGATAATTTAGATGTAAGCTCTATAAGAATTAAAGCTGGAAATATTAACTTTGGTTCAGATGATAAATATGCGATCAATTATAATAGTGATTCCAGCTCAGTAGATATCAAAACAAATGGTAATAATATGATGCGTATATTTGAGGATAGGGTCGGTATTGGAGAAAATATATCTGGACCTTCACCAGCATTATTATCAATAACACGAGAGGATTTTCCAACATCAACACAGTTTGGAGCGGGAACACTTATTCATTTGGGACGAAGTGGAGCTGTTAATTCAGCAGCCATGCAAACGTATGGTATAGGATTTGGAACATATGCAAATTCAAAGTACCCTCCTGCATGGATTGGTTATGAACAAAAAGGCACTACTTCTCCAAATGGATATGGAGATCTGATATTTAAAGTTAAAGGAGCTGGTGCGACAGATACTGATCCGACAGAGGTATTAAGACTTGCTGCAAACGGTGGATATGTTGGTATTGGTGGAGTTGAAACCCCAACATATAATTTGCAAGTAGAAGGTACAGGATTTATTAGCGGAGAATTGACTGTTGGTGGTAGAACTGTGATCAATGGGGATTTATTTGCAAACAGAAAGGCAACAATTCAAGGGAATTTAGTAATCGCTCAAAACTATACGGCTACTGTTCCTTCCAATCACAAACTATTTATAGAAGCAATAAATAACAACGATGGAATATATATAAGAGAAAGTGGAACCAATGCATTAGTTGAGTTAGGTAAGTCAAATAAGACGAATACTGGTTATTTAAGACTTTACAATTCTGATGTTGCTAACAATGGCATTCTTTTGGATGGTCAAGGACCTAGTTTTATAAATGGCGGAGGACTTTCTCTTGCTGGTGTTTTGACATGTGAGAATACATTAACTGCAAAGTCCTCTGCAACATTCGCTGGCAATGTAGGTATTGGAACAACTACTCCATCTAATGCGTTAGAAGTTGATGGAAAAGCACTGATCATAGGTTCATTAACTGCAAACTCCTCTGCAAGATTCGATGGCAATGTAGGTATTGGAATAGCCCCATCAACTACAGCAAAATTATCTGTTAATGGAACTGTAGAGTTCAATAACTCATTAACTGTTGATGGTCCTATAACAAACTATGGTACGGGCACGAGTAATAAAATTCACACTCATTTTATTTATACTGATTCAACACTCACTGGTTGGTTCGGAGGATTAGGATTAGGTTTTGAGGGCAGTAAGAAAAACAAAGTAGGTATACGAAATACTGCTCCTTCGGTAATGGATCCTGTAGATGTGTATATAGATGGTGAAACTGAAATTAGTGAAAACTTGATAGTTGATGGTAGAATCTCTGCGCAAAATTGTTTTATTCAGAGTACTAGTCTAAATGATACTTATATTACAATGACGTCTCAGTCATCAACAAATAAACAATTTGAATTAAAAATTAGAGATGATACAACAAGTAGTTATCCATTACATATTGGTCCGGGCACTGGTTTTTATGGAATAAATATTAAACACTCTAATGGCTATGTGGGCATTGGAAAAAATAATCCAGCAGCACCATTAGAAGTTAATGGGAACATACTTGTTAATGGAGGAAATTATGGTATATATTTATCTGAAAACGCGACCGGAAAAACTTATGGTAAAGCAGGTATTGCATCCTCAAATGATGGAACGGGGACATATCTAGAATTCATGATAGATGGAAATAATTATCATAGAATGGACAGAAGTGGTAATGTTGGTATTGGAACAACTAATCCAGTAGCTAAGTTGGATGTTAACGGCAATACGATAATTAGTGGAAAATTAACTGTCGATAGAATCGAGGATAACGGATCGAGTGTGATTACTTGCGCATCCGATCACACTGTATTAGGTAGTAGCACTGCATATAGTTATTATGCAACATCAGACGAAAATAAGAAAGAAGATATAGAAACAATATCAGATGCTACAGAGAAGCTGACATCATTAAGAGGAGTATCGTATAAATTGAAAGAAGAAAAAGAAAAGAAAACGCATTACGGTGTAGTAGCTCAAGAGTTAGAGAAAGTTTTCCCTGATATGGTGCATGGTGAAGAGGGAAATAAATCGGTAGCATATATGGAGATTATAGGAGTATTAATTGAAACAGTGAAAGATTTAAATAAAAGAATCAAAAAGTTAGAAGAATCTTCTAAGTAAATTTATATAAAGATGAGTAATTTTAAGTTTAAATCAGAGAATTATATAGAAACGAATATAGGAGAAGTTATTGCTGAAAAATGGTTTACTGGTGGAGGGATCACTGTAACTAATGATAATGGACATGGAATTACGAACTTAGTGAACTACTCTCCTTTAATAAGAGTAGTAAAAGATGGTACGAGTGCAGGAGAAGGAAGGACAACAACAAACGATAATTACAAAGTGACGCATTCTGGAGTGAGTGTAGATCTATTAGGGGGACCGTCATTGGCGTTAGCAAAATATAAGTTTTACCCTCAAGTATTGAATGGATCTCTTCTACCGACTGGAACAACACAAGCAACAATGACACGATCTTATACCAATCAGCCTATTCCATCTTGGTGTAAATATATAAAAGTGTTATTAATAGGAGGCGGTGGAGGCGGTGGAGGTGGGTTCGGGGTAATTGCAGCATTTGGAGGTACCGAACATGCCGGTACCGGTGGAGGCTGTGGGGAATTGGTGGTAGCATGTATTGAGAGACAAGCAGGTGACAATGTATATAATCTTACATTAGGCAAGGGTGGAGATCCAGCAGAGCGTAGGTTTGTATTAGGAGGAACTAAAAATAATGGTGAGACGGGAGGAACTACATCATTTACCGTTGGTGCTGTTACTATTGATGCAAGAGGTGGAAAAGGAGGTTCGACACTTTATCAAGATTCCAATGCTGGTACCGGTGGAGGACAAACTTCAAGAGATACTACTGTAGTCTCAAATGATTCAGATACTACTAGTGATAGTAAACCTAGAGAACGGAATAAATATTCAGGAAATCAAGGAACTTATGTACATACTGTTTATGGGTCTGGTAGTGATGTTAATCCTGGTGGAGCAGCATTCGCTAGATTTGCTGAAGTTCATTATGGATTTTATGCGCTTGCTGCTGGTAGGACATCGGCTTCAACAGGATTAGTAAGAGAGATGAAATCCCCTCACATGCTTAACGAAGGTTATGGTGTTGGCGGTACTGGATGCGCAGGGACCGCTGCACCAGATCCAACACGAGGGGTGCATGGGTGTGCATGTGTGATGTTTTTCCCCGGGAAACCTCCTAAATATCCATTAGGTGATCAAGCCTAATTCTCCTAATATTAAGTTAAAAAATTGATATAATATTTCAAGAATAATAGATTATATCAATAAACATGGACACCTTAGCAAAACTAAATCCACACCCAAGAGATGAACATATTGAGTTTGATGAACCATCCCACACTTATACAATTGATGGCGATAGCGATTATACGTCTGTTACTACATGGAATCATAGTCATTTTAAACACTTTGATGCCGACAAGATTATTGCAAATATGATGAATAGTCGAAATTGGCCAAACAGTAAATATTATGGTCAAACGCCAGAAGAAATAAAGGCAGGTTGGGAAAAGAATAGAGATGAAGCAGCAACCGCAGGCACAAAAATGCATCTGGATATTGAGAAATATTATAATGGTATGGAGGTAGAAAATGATTCAAAAGAATATAGCCAGTTCCTAGAATACTTGAAGGACCATCCATTCAAGCCATATCGAACAGAGTGGACAGTTTGGGACAAGGAGCTTAAATTAGCGGGGTCAATAGATATGGTATATGAGAATCCAGATGGCACACTAATGATTTATGACTGGAAGAGGTCAAAGGGAATAGTAAGAAACAAGCAATGGGAAGAGTACTCAACCACTAAGGAGATATCTCATATACCGGATACAAACTTTTGGCACTACGCATTACAATTAAATACATACAAGGCATTACTAGAAAAGAATTACGGGAAGAAGGTAACAAAACTGTGTTTGGTATGTTTATATCCAACACAGACCACATATAAATTGCATGAGGTACCTGAGTTATGTGAAGAAATAGAGGAGTTGTTTAAGATAAGAAAAAGTCAACTATAAAATAACTTAAAAGTTGTTGTAGATTTAAAGTAATATGAACATGACAGCAGACATGATAAATGAAGATATTGTAGATACATTTTTTACTGTTTTGGGTGTACTAGTGACAGGACTGGCTGCAGGTTTTACCGTAGTAGGAGTGTTTATTTATAAGCCTGTTGATGATGAAGAGCCAAGATATGAGGAGAAATATCGTGAAGAGTTTGAGGAGTTGGAAGAGAAAGATTTGGATGATGATACAGTGAAAAGTCTATGTGAGAAATATTTGAGTGAAGAAACACCGAATGGAGAAGTAGTAATATGTTATGATAAGGATAATGAATCATACAATTATTGGTGTGATGATAAGTCAATAAAGTTTCTAACACTAGATGCAGTAGCACATAAATATGCAATTGAAAATGATTGCAGAGCATTGTGTGTAAATTACAAAGATGAGTATGAGAAAGCAAGAGAGAAGGTTTTGAAACATATTGAAGATAAAAAGAAAAAAGATGAAAAGAAAGAGGAAATAGAAGAAGAGGAGTCTGAAAAGAAAAGTGTATTCGCAAAGTTTAAGAGTTACAATACAGTAAATGATGAAGTAGCAGCAGATGATAAAAATAAAGAGAGCATTCAAGTTGAGAAGTGTAATAAGTTTAAATATAAAGGAAAGCTACGAGACTGGAAAGAATTGCAAGAAAAAAAAGAGGATAAAGAAGAGAAGGATGAAACAACAATGAGTGTAAGTGAATGGCTAAGAAGTAAAAAATCAGTAGAGAAAAGAGAGGAGAATATTAAATTGAATACAAAGGATAAAAATGAAGAAGAAAGAAAAAAAGAAAAATAAAAACCTAGAATAATATATACAAATGTGCTCAAAACAATCAAACAATATATATTATTTACAAGAAGGAGGAACTCCAATAATAAAAACAGCTCGTCAGGGTCTTAATCTTACAGAAGAAGATGAGCCAATAATTGCTTCAGACAGTCCAGGAGGTAGAATGTTAAAAATAGCTACTGATTTAATCGAAGGAACAATAAAGGGAGCTGTAGGAGCAGCAGAAGGATCTTTTACAGCAGCTTTAGAGGGAGTGACTGGAGATATGCCAGAAAAACCATGGACTGAAGTTGCACCAAAGTTAATGCACTCAATAGAGAAAAATAAAGAGTTTGCGGAAAACTTTATACAAGATGAAAAAATGCAAGAAGCAGTAAAAGAATTAGTAGAAACTTATGCAGAAGCAATAGCAAAGGTACATGATATATCAAAGCCGGCGATAGATGAATTAGTAGGAGATTTTTGGGAGACAATAGATGAGGTAGGAAAAAGATCAGCAATAGGAGTGATGAATACAGGGATGAATGTAGCTGAAGCGGCAGCAGGAGAGATACCTGTAGTTGGAGGATTAATGGATTTGGCTCTAGCAGCTGCTAGAGGATTTAATCATTTTTCAAAAGCAGTAGCACCTTGGTTAGAGAAAGGTCCGGCAATGATTCAAACAGCATCAGAGTCAGCAGCAAGAGGAAAAGAAGTAGCAGATACATATGTGCCAAGAATAGCGAATAAGTTAAATCGTATACATGAGTTATCAGAAGCAGCAAACTCAAAGAATCCAAAAATGGCATTAGCAAAAATAGCAGCAAAAAATCCACTAGAAACAATCAAAACAGCAAAAACAATGTCAAACTTATCACGCGCAAAAAATCCACAAGATATAGGTAAAGCATTGGGAGTTCCAGATATAAAAACCCTAACCAAAAAGGGTGGGAAAGCACGAAAAACACGGAGAAAACGAGCAAAAAAAACAATTAATAGATTAAAGAAAAGTATAGATAGATTTACACGAAAGCGAGGGTAAGTTATTGTTTTTCAAGCCACTCTTTATAACCTATACTTCTAACTATATCAAACGAGCTTTCTAGATGATCTCTTGCAATTTCTAAAACTAATTTTTCTTGTTCTGACATTTGTTTTATATATTTATCTATAAGATTGTCTTCAGGAGACTTTTGAGATTTACTGGAAGGTTTTTCCATATTAATTGATATACATAAGACACATTTATATCAATTCAATTTTAACGAGAAATAAAACAAATAAGTTTGTTATCCATTCTAACATCTGACTTGTTTAACATATCGGTTATGGCAGTATTAACAGTATAAAGATTTTGCATCAACCATGTAAATATCAGCGGTAAATCATTAAGAGTTGCAAAATCATTTGTATTGTTAGGATTCATAACAGCATAGCCGCATCTTTCTATTTTTTCACATGCACCCGGTTGTTTAAATGGTGATAGCTTTTCATATGTAACTCGCTTACATATAGAAGAGAAAGGTGTAGAGGGTTCTCTATCAACAGTCAATATTTTAATGTAACATTGATCACAGCTTTTATAAAAAGGGCGTGAGGACAAAGCATAAGTTTCTGACATATATGATTAGTTTCTAAAAAAATTGAAATAGTATTTCAATTAATATATAATTTAACTCAAACAAGAAAAACAGAATAATATGTCAACAATCTATCGATTCAAACTAAGCAATAACGTTACCGAAATGGTAACATCTTTTGCAAAGATTCATCAATATGATGATAGAAAAACATACAAAGAAGCGTGGGAAGATTGGTGTAATGAAAATAACGAAACAATTACTCGTGAAGTAAACCGGCTTGTGGATATAGGGTATGAAGGTGATGTATTAGATAAGATGTATAAGGCTGGTCGTTACTATTTTAGAACAAAAAATCTAACAGAGAAGAAGGAACCAAGAGAGAGACGTGCATATATTTCAATGAATAACGAGATACTTGAAGCGATGGATGAACACATTAAGCAGAATAGTGATAATGATGATTATACTCCGGCAACAGGTTTTGATAACTTTTGCACATCAAATGTGAACATTTTGTCGACCGAAATTAGGCGTATTCTAGATGAAGTAGAAGGTGTAACAGGAAAGATGCTTACAAAGAAGATAAAGAAAACATATAAAAACAGATATTATTTGTATTCAAAACAATAATTAAAAAGTTGTAAAAATATTTTTTATTTATAGTGTCAATTTATATGAGTAAATTACTAAGTCAGGGAGGTTTTGGGTGTGTATTTTATCCAGGTGTAAAATGCAATGGTATGCCAAATCCAAGCAAAAAAATAGTAACAAAGATCCAAGAAAATAATTTTAATGCACAAAATGAAAGTAGAATAGGTGAATTAATAGAAGAACTAAAAAATTACAAAGTATACTTTTTGCCGGTGATAAATAGTTGTGATATAGACATTAGAAAGATTGATAATAGTGTTATATCAAAATGTGAGATAATAAAGAAGAATCGTAAATATATTTCAATGGATATAGATTATATAGATACAGTAGATTACACTAGTGTTTTACTTAATTCTACAAGTAAACGAATATTAATGCAGTTATATCAAACATACAAATATATATTAGATGCTCTAAAATTACTTGCCGAAAAATCAATAGTGCATTATGATTTGAAAATGGACAATATGTTATTTGTAAAAGAAACAAAACAACCACGTATAATAGATTTTGGTATATCAATACCAATGGAAGAAGTGACAGAAAGTAATATGCACGATTATTTTTACGTATTTGCTCCAGAATATTACATTTGGTGCATAGAGATAAATATGATCAATTACTTAATTCATAAAAACAAAGGGCAATTAACAGAAAATGAGATGAAAATGGTTATAGACTTATCTGTTCATAATAATCCACTATTAATTTCGAAAGGAAATGAAACTATCGAAGAATATAAAGGTCAAGCATATGAATATTATACACAATTTGTTGGTATGAAATCAAATGAAATAATTAAAAAACTTAAAGTTCACTACAAAACATGGGATAATTACTCATTAAGTATATTGCTATTTTCGCTGATAGATAAATTATTTGATAGAGTTGAATATAAGAATTCTTACATATTAGGGTTGGAAAGACTTATGCTAAGAAATATTCATCCAGATCCTGAGAAAAGGTTAAGTTTGGATGATACTAGTTCAAAATTAGATGAGGTATTATATGAGGATGGAGACGTTCGAAGTTATTTAACCTTGTCTAAGAATATAAAAAAAGATAAGAAGTCAATATCAATACAAATAAAGAGAGAAATGGAAGATTTAAATAGAACATTTGTGCGAAAAATGTCACGATAATTTTCTTTAATCATCTATTTTCTCTCTATAATAATATTTTTAACTACTCAAACGATAAGATTCACTTTGTCTAATAGCTGTATCTTTAAAAGATTTGGGTTAGCTATGAGGATAATAAAAAAAAATCGAAGAGAGAAAATAGAAATAATATAGTAGAATTATTACTAGTATATTATTTAATTACGCGGATTTACCTTTTTAGCTTTGCGAGTCTTTCTCTTCTTTTTAGATTTTTTACCTTTCTTTGCAGTTTTGCAAAAGTTAGATTTGCTGGAAGACATATATTCTTTAATTTTATCGCGACACTCACTACATAAGTCTACATTATCTAATATAGCTTGTGCAGTTATATGGTGGTGGTGAACATATTTGTGCGATTCATGTTTTTCTTCATCTGCCTCTTCAGAAGTATCTTTCTTAGATTTCTTAGATTTCTTTTTTCTAGTAACAGGTGCAGATTTTCCTTGAATAAACTCAGAATCAGTTCCAGCCTTAACCTTTTTCCATCTTTCTGAAGTAGCTTTTCCAACCTTTTTAATATCAAATTTTTCACCAGCTTCTGCTGCTTCTTTTTTTATAGCGGCAGATACTTTGCCTAGTAATTCTCTATATGATATCTCTTTTTTGGTCATTATATAATATGTTTTGATAAAAAGAAATAGATAAAATTGAATTAAAATAATGAGCCATGTTAATATCATCTAAAGTTATGACAAAGCTACAATTATCTGAGAACTTATATCCATTAGATGAGGTTTTTATGACATTTACACAATGTCTTATCAAACGAGCCTCGCAAGATGAGATGTTATACTGGTTATATGAAATATTAGCATCAGGACAAGAAATACTAGACGGATTAGCATGTATTTATCTGCAATTTTATAGCATAGGAAACAAAGGTTTAGATAAATATATTCTAACAAAAGCACGAAAATATAGAACAGATGGAAACATAAAACATCTTGCTAACATGGTAAATAATATGAGATTAGCAAATCCAACTATAGATTCATACGAGATCACATATAAATGTGTACAAGAAGTGGGACCAAATAAGATATATAAAACAGGAGAATGGATAAAATGTCATCCACCTTACTCATATGGTTTGCTAAAATCAATACATGCTAACGACAGACATAATGTAGGTGCATATTTACATATAATGTTAAAAAAATATGGTTTTGATGAGACATATGCAATAGTGATAAATTATTTGATAAATGTGAGGCAAATGTCATATGAAAATATAAGATTGACAAAAGAAAATTATCCAAACGATATATTCCTTTTATCAGCAATAATAGCAAATGTAAATATTAATTATCAAGTAGATGAAAGAGCAATGCGATTTATTGCAGTGCCACAAAGTTTAATAGATAAAATGACCCTTCATTTTACAAAAAAATCAGAGAAGTACTATTTAAAGTTAACAGAGAGACGATTATACGGAACTCATAGTAAATTAGGACCTGGATATTATGGAAGGCAATATATAGAAGAAGGGTTGAAGCATGCAAGTTGGTATTCTTGGGAATATTATTGTTATGAGTCAACTGAATGGAATAAGCGTTTTAAAAAATATAATGGAAAACAAAATCATGAAACAAAACGTGTAGATTTCCCAGATGATGATTGTTTAGAAGCATTTTACGAAGATGATAATGCTATGGATTTTGATGAACAATGTAGCGAAACACAAATGAAGAGTTTACATGATATTTATGTTTATGATGATATTAATAAATGGTTTATAGATTTAGTAAATGAGCGTGTAATAGCTAGTATTAATCAAATAACAATATAATCAAATAATATTTTTTAATATAGTAAAAATATATAATTATGAGTGTTAGACAGTTAAAAAGTTTAAGTAAAATACGAGATAAAAAAGATTTTGACAAAATGTCAAAGAAAGAACAACTGAAAGCAATCTCTATTTTGATTGCACCAGTTAGTTGTGAAGTCGATAAAGCCCAAGAGTTTTTAAATAAAATGGAGCAAAGCTGCGTATTAAAAGGAAAAATGCCTTTTATTGGTGGATCCCGTCGCCGCCGGGGAAGAAGGTCCAGAAGTAGATCTTCAGATACTGACGGTTCAGATACAGATGATAGTAGTGTTGCAAGTCAAGCTACAAGACAAGCACCACAGCAGGCACAAGCACCTCAGCAGGCACAAGCACCTCAGCAGGCACAAGCACCTCAGCAGGCACAAGCACCACAACAAGTAATGCCTTCAGTAGAAGCTGTGAATCAAGCAGCACAAGGGGATATGTATGATTTAATGTCTATTATTTTATTAGCAGGTGCAGCTTATGGAGCAGGAAGTTTAGCAATGGCATCAGGATTAGATGAAGGATTTTCTGCTTTATTAGAGTCAAATGGTGTTCCTAATTTAGCACATTGTTCATCAGAAGAAATATTAGCAAGAAAGATGAATGCAGCTATGATAGGATACAATGTACCTGATTATTGTGCTCAGGCTCAAAGAAGTATGAATGCAATTATTATTGGAGCTCCAGTTGCGGCAAGTGCACTCTGTGCATGGTTCGGAGTAAGAAATCCATTTACAATTATGGGAGAGGCAGCTAGAGGAGCACAAAGAGGTACAGCTGATAGTTTGCGTTCAGTTAAAAATAGATTAAAAAGTTTATTTTCAAATGCACCTGCACCAACAGATGCAGTGAGAAATGCAGCCGCTATAGCAATTGATGCACAAAATGCAGCTAATCAAGCAGCTAGAAACTCTCCACCAGCACAACAACATGCTGCCGCCGTTGTAGCAGCACAGGCAACTATTAATCCAACTATGGCTCCACCACAAAGAGCAAACATTAGTCCACAGCAACAGATGGCAGTGACACCTGTAGTATCACAAGTAACTCAACAACCCCCAGCAACTCTTCAAGCTGCAATAGGTAATTCACCTGTTAGAACAACGCACACTTCGCCTAATTTATCTCCAGTAATGGAAGGGAACACTAGTCCTCCATCTTCATCTGGAGCGGTGTCACCACTAGGATATACTCCACAGTCACCTACTTATTCGCCAAATACACCACAAGAAGGGACGAAGCACGACGACGACGATAGCGAAATGGAAGAAGGAGAAATACAAGAAGGTTCTAACACACCAACTTCTATTGGCAGTGTAACAGATTCACTAGGAAGACGGAGAAGTAGTCGGCGTCGGGCTGGCGGTCGTAAGAAAAAGACACGTAAACATAAGGCAAAAAAGAAGGGAAGAAAAGGGAGAAAGAAGAAGCAAACTCGTAAACACAAGGCAAAAAAGACACGTAAACACAAGGCAAAAAAGAAGGGTAGAAAGACAAAAAAACATTAAATATTTAATTTAATTATAATTTAAATTAAACATTTTCATCAGCATGATCATTTATATTATGTTTAATATGTACTAATTTATCGGTATCCATTATTTTTCTCATTGTATCTCCACAACAATTATGAGGTTCAATATATTTATCTGGGATGATAATTTTTTTGATTGAAGGACAACAACAAGAAAAAGTATCTACAATCCAAAAAGAAAACCAATGTGTTTTTTCTAGTTCGGCATTTGTAATTTCCTGTTGAAACATTTTATCAATGAGAGAAAATGCTGTATTTAAGTAAAGAATAGTATCAACAAGATTCTTTTTCTCTGCAAATAATTCAACAGCTCTTTTATCAATTTTTTTATTCTTTTTAAACCCGCGTTCTCTCTGGTAAGATTTAATAAACCTTAGCTCATTTTTAACATTTTTAAGAGAAGAAATAGTTTTTGTTCTATAATCATCTATTTTTTTAATAATAGCAAATACATTAGTGTTATAAATAATAGGATATCTATAACGTATCTTTCTTGGAATTATAAACTGATTTGTTTCTTTTATGTCACTTATTTTTTCTTCAACCGTTTTAACCATATTTTTCATCTTATCAAGCAACTCTTTTTCGGCAAGAGATCTAGTTTTTGATATTTCTTTTGCTTTTTCAGATAATCGCTTATTTGTTATTTTGTTTCTTTTATCTTCATCATCTTCACTAGATGAGTTTGGAGGTGAAGCATTATACAGAGCATCTATGTCCTTTTTTTCTCTAGTAATTTCCTGTGCTACATTTGATTTTGATAAAGTTGGGTTACTAAATAACAAAACTTGTCCAGATTGAAACTCTACATATGATTGTAGTTTATCATATTGGTGTGCTGATATTTTATGAGCTTCTGATTTTGCATCTAATTTCATATAGTTAACTATTGAAAGGAGAAAAGCTACGAATGCAGAAATAGAAGCTAATATAATTTCTCCATGTTCACTACATTGAAATGGTCCTTGAATAACTGCACTAACAGCTGATACAAATATTGCAGGGAACATCATATAGTTTAAATATCTTGTCATATAGCTTTGTGATTCCATATAGATGATTTTATGACCCTTTATGTAGCTAGCCAATACATCAAGAGCTGAAGAATATCTATGAACTATATCTTGTTCATAAGTAGAATTAATTCTTCTTTGCACAGTTTCATAAGATAATTTTTTGTATTTGACATTATAATTAGTGGGCTTTCTTGTGAGCTCGAATGATGCAGGTGTTCCAGAACTAGATCCACTGGCGTTGTCTTCATCAGTATCACTACGTTCACTATTATCTGGTGTAATATTTTCTCCATTAAGTTCGACTACTATATTTTCAGCCTCAGTCTTATCTGTGGATATTTTAATTCTTTCATCATCTCCTAGATTTCCGCTATCTTCGCTAACATTTAGTTCAATATTATCGAGAGAAACATTGCCACTTGTATCCATTATATATTCTAATAGAATATTATAGGTAAATGGAAACTTATTATTTTGATGAAAAAAACAATACTACTAGTGAATCAAAAGCAACATTTAAATTAACATTTTATAACAAAAAAAATGTTTCAAAATCATTATTTAAGAGACAAGGTAGACGAGTTCGACAAGCTAATACTGGACCATCAGGTGTTGATAAGTTCAAAGCTTGCTTTGGGATATTAAACAAAAGTTTTTTTTCAGTTAGTGATATTGAAGAAACAGATATGATTATGATACTTGAAATAAAGAAAAATAGAGGTTGGGGTTTTTGTGGATTTGTAATGGTAGATTTTAAATCTTCACTGGGTGAAGATAGTGATTCAGAAGAAGAAGATAGTGATTCAGAAGAAGAAGATAGTGATTCAGAAGAAGATACAAGTTCGGAGGAAGAGTCTTCTGAAGAGGAGAGTAGTTCAAGTGAAAGCAGCAGTGGTTCTAAAAGTAACTCTTCAACTGCAAGTTCAATGCCTTCATTAGAAAGTGAAAAAAAGAATAAAGTATTGTATGTAAATGCAATTTGTGCTAATACAGCAGTAACAAGAGGAGAATATGAGGGAAAGAAATTAAGAGTAGGTAATTTACTAATGACACAAGCTGAGTGGTATGCTAGATATAATGGTTTTGATAAGATGCAGTTATCAGCATTGGGATACGTAATAAATTATTATAGAAAGTTTGGATTCAGACATATCAATTCATGTGATAAAGAAGAGACTGCAAAAATGAAGAGTTTAGCAAAAAAATATGAGAATGTAAGGTATTCAAGCGATGAAGACCTAATAAATGCGTTTACCATAGAAGCCGCAAAAAGGTATGTAAGATTAGGAACAAAAAAGGAAAAGTTAGATTATTTAATGAGTAACTTAAATGATTATTTTACTGGTCAAGCAATAGTTTTTAGAGTAGAAGGTAATAAAATAGTAGCTTATGACGAGAAAGAGAATGGTAATGACACTATAAATGAAAAAATAACAAAAATGATAGATAAAGACCAACCTTATATCTTTGAGTTTTTAGAACATTTAAGACAGGAAGGGCATGCGATAGCATGTTTAGATGAGGAAGATAGACGAGGAAAGAAAATTAGACCAAAGCGTGATAAAGATGGAGATTTAGCATTTGATTGTGATGATGAAGGATACAATATGGTAAAATGTCTAACAAAAGCAGCAAATCCGCCACCACCAATATCAACAGACCCACATAATTCAGTATCAAAAAAGATGGATGGTGGGAAATCAAGAAACCGCCGAACACGTAAAACATCAAAAAAAGTCAATATGTGGATTGCGAAAAAAGCCCCTTATGGAAAAGAGAGAACTAAAATGTTAAAAAAATGCGGTAAGAAATGTTTTCTTGGTTCAAAAAAGAGTTTTCCAATTTGTAATAAAGGTACTTGTAAGATAAACAGTACTGGCATATCTGCTGCTTATATGAGAGCAAAACAATGGGGGAATACTAGAAATCGCTTGATTAGAAAGCAACTACCACATTCTAGAAAAACATATAAAAGAATTGCTCAAAAAGCAAAAAAAATATTAAAAAGTAGAAAACGCGGTAAGAGAAAAACAAAAAAGCATTAAATAAGTATTTTAATTAGAATGTAATAATTAAAATCCTTAGCTATTTTAATGAAGAGAAAGGTTATTTATCTGTATAAAGAAACACATTTACCAGCAGAAGGATGGCTCCAAGGATGTTTTATATGTGACACAATCACTAGTAAAACTGAAGAGTTTAAACCAGTTGTTGAAGATACAAAAGTTAAATATGTTGTACATATATGCCCTCCTTGCATCAAACATAAAAATAATAATATTGAATTAAACAATTTATATTTGGGACAATTGAATGATTATATAAACCACTTACATTGATTTACTTTCCATTCCGGTGGAGCCAAATCCTCCTTCGCCGCGTCCAGTATGATCTAGATCTTCATCACCAACATCTACAACTTCAGGAGTAGTAATTTTTTCAAGAATTAGCTGAGCAACCCTATCACCTTTACTAACAATAATATCTTCACTACTATGATTAAATATAACTACACCTACATTACCACGATAATCGGCATCAATTACACCAGCACCAATATCAGTATGTTTTTTCCACGAGAAACCAGATCTGGGAGCAATACGTCCATAATATCCAATAGGAATAACCATTGCTAGATCAGTTTTGGCGATTGCTTTGCCGTTAGCAGGTACAACAATATCTTCTGCTGATGCTAGATCATAACCAGCAGCAAGATCTGATCCACGAACAGGCAATACAGCATTTTCACTTAGTCGTTTTACACGAAGAGTCATCATAATTATATTCTTAAAAGATATGTTGTCTTTAATCATTTTTTTGAAAAAATGAAAGTATATATATTAAACACGCTTATAGGTAACTTAGAATACAAAACAAAGTAATGACTACTGTAATTATGAATGCACTGACGATGAATAGGAGGAGGAGGTATATTATGCCTCAAACGCAAGTTTATATACCGAATGGTCCGGCGAGACAATTGAATATTGAAAAGCCTTCAAAAAGGCATGAACGTTATATGGCTGAAGCAGTAAATCAGGCAACAATGTCAAATGTTGCACACCGCCATGGATGTGTAATAGTTTGTAGTGGAAGGATTGTTGGGCGAGGTTATAATCATAATCGCTCAACATCTAATGATGGTTTAATAAAGGATTGTTGTACTTGTCATGCAGAGATAGCTGCTCTGAGGAGTATGGGCACAACATATTGCAAGTGTCGAGGTGACCATCGGTATTGGGTTCAACGAGGCAAAGTTTCAACGGCTCGTAAAAAAGGCAACCATATATATAGCGAGGGTGGGGGGTGAGGGTAATATAAAAGATAGTGGCCCTTGTATAGATTGTTTAACAACACTAAAAACATTTGGAATAAAAAAAATGGTATTTACAACAAATGAAGGAACACTAGAATTACATGACATAAATAGCTATAATAAAGTATATAAGACATGTGGAAGGTTACATTTACAAAGAAGTGGGTATATAATTAATTAACCAGGATATTTTTTAAAAGCATAATGTGTATCGCAATTCATCCAATTGCTTGGAAGTGCTCCATCAGATATAGCTTCTTCAGGAGTTAAATAATATTTATTACAGCCATTTTGATTAATAATAAAAGGAAATGGCTGTTTACATGGTGGAGTTGGTAAACATTTTTTATGATAAATATTAACATTAGTATATTGACTAGATGAAACTGCACCAACATTAACATTTTTGTGAAATGTAGAGCGAGATTTAGTTTTTCCACCAATCATAGTTGTTTCACTGCATTCTGCATCACATGAAACTAAGCCTGCGTCTTTAATCACATGATCATTACATGAAGCTGCGACTTTAACTTTATGAATGTAGTTAGATTGAGCATGTTCTTCGGGATTAAATGACATAACCCAATTATATGATGCAGGAGTTCCATCATCACATATCTTAGTAGGAAAATGTACGCGTGAAGCTAATAATCCAGAGGTAGTTTTTGGTGGAAGTAACGGAACTGTACCTATTGTTTGAGGACATTTATTATATTTATTCAATCTGTTATCTCCAATATAGTAGTGGTATCTTCTGACACCCATAGTTGAAAATTGACTACCAACAGAAATATTTTTTTTAGCCTTATGTTTTCTGCTTAAAGTATGATGCGACATATTTACTTATATTACTGAGTGATAATTTGTTTAGTTCTTTATTATGGATATATATAATGCACCCTTATCGCCCTAAGTTTAAAACAAATGATTGGCATAGATTATTACTCAAAATCTTAGGACTTCAAAAACTATATAATCACTTTATTGTAATAGAGGGTATAAATGTATTACGTATATTATCGAAAAAAAAGCCCCAAAACCATAAATTAAAAATATTTTGTCATAGTCGTTGGTTTGACATGATAAAAAGCAATGATAACAAAATACAATGTCTTCTTAATTTTGATGAATGGTATAGTAAAAAGTTTATTGCATTACGGTGCAGTCCAAAACAGGAAAAAATCATACCAAAAATAATAAAGCAAGAGTTTTCATATAGTAAGAAACTTTGGGTGTCAATAGGAGTTAATAATTATGAAAAAAATAGTGGTTTTTCATCATTAAAAAATGCAGTAAATGATTCTATAACTCTAAATGAGTTTGGTTTGTCTAATGGTTTTAAAACTATAAATCTACAAGATAATCAATGTTCAAAACAACAGCTTGAAATGTTATTTCAATCGGACTTATGCTCTAGATTAAATCCAGACGATTTGTTAGTTGTAAGTTTCCATGGTCATGGACATACAGGATATTTTAATGATAAAGAGTATGGATTTATAGTTCCATATGGTTCTTTAGATTGTACACCAGCAAGTTTAATATCAATGGAACTATTATCATTATGGGTTCAAATGTTACCAGCTAGACACATACTTATAATTTTAGATTGTTGCTTTTCTGGAATGATGGCTTTGCGGGGCAAAGAAAGTCAAGAAACATGTGAATCAGAAGAAGTAATGAGAAGGAACTCACTTTATAAAAATCTATGCAAAAAAGCACGTATAGTAATTAATGCAGGACAAGAAGACGAAACTATTATGGATGGAGGATGGAATAACAATTCTTTATTAACAGGTTTAATTGTATCATATGAAAAATACAATGAAACCAATGGTTCAGTATACTCTTTATTTAATTATATATCAAAAAAGATCCCTATAATTGCAAATCAAAATCCTACTTTAGGAAAATTGCAAGGAGATATGGGTGGTGATATTTACATAACACTTTAATCAGTTGTGGGTTTACCGTGATAACCAATATTTTGATATTCTTAACCTTGGACACAATCTTTACTGCAAAGTTTATATTTCGTATAGTCGCTTGATGATGTAGCTGCGTGTATATCTTTTCCTGGTACAAAACAATGAGCCATATTATTTGATACATTGGACTTTAGTTTTTCACTCTGAGATTCTATATTTAGTTGTTTAACTAGTGGTTTAGCACATTTACTGTCACATGTATTATTAAAAACACTGGTAGGATTAACTACTCTTGATAAAATCAATCCTTTTGTGTTTATTGAAGAAGATCCATCACTTTTACTTCCATTACAACATGATGCACCTGTTCTAGAAAGACTTGTTTGTCCAATTCTTCCTTGACCTCTGTAAGTACCAGAGCTTGAAAAACCATTGCGTGATACGGGTTTAAAAAATCGTTCATATTTTTTAGAAGGCATTATATATTTTAACAGTAGAAAATTAAATATATATGAAACGTCGTTCATTAGGGTCGTCTTTGAGAATCCTTTCCATTAAAAAATATAGCTTTGTTGGTCTTAATCTATTAATATCATTATCAATATTGAGCAATGATAAAACCAAATTACATATTGCATAGTATCCTACATTAGAATTAACTGTTGAAGGAAGAGTATTTACTTGTTTTAATTCTGGTGCCATCAAATCATTATATGTAAATGGCTTTGAGATAAGTAATTCATTTTTCCAATTAACTCTAAAAAGTTCAGGATTAACAATAACAAAGTTATTTTCACCCACCATATGTATTTGATCTTTGTTAATAGATATAAAACCTAATCTTTTTTCATGGAGTTTTGTTAATTGACTGGCAATATCAAGGGTTAGTCTTACTGCTTGTTGGTATGATAAAATATCTGGTACCGGTTTCTTTTCTCCGGATACATCAGCACCAGACTTCTTTAAAAATGATATCATTTGTTCTTCCATATAGAATATGACTTCAATATTTTTTAACCAAAAAATTAACAAAAACTATTTGGTTAAATGTTTGCCTCCCACGACTTTTTATCTACGTTCTGGTTTTGGTACTCTACTCGCAGAGCATTTCCAAAACCACGGTTCATTATATACTACCTTTATATCTAGGCCGTTAACTAGCCTGTCCTTCAACATTACTGACCTTTCATTATCTGGCCAATATTTAAAGTGTATAAATACTCTTTGATAGTTGTCATTATTGCGATTTTTACGAATCATATCAATTCGTTCAATACAATCTTCTCCTAATACCTTAGTAAAAGCATCTTTTATTTGCCAACGGGTTATTTCTGCAAACACACGAGGAATGCAAATACTTGGTGAACTCTTTGCCATATTTATTACGAATATAATAGAGTTCTTTTTAACCCATTCAATTTTTTGATATTAGTATAAATAATTAGGTAGCAAATGGTTGCATGCAACAAATAATTTATATTCACCAATACTCAAACGCATAACTATACTGTTTCCTGTAAATGTACTTTTTATTATCCTTATAACGAAATGCAGTTAATTATCATAAATAGCTGTTAAGAAACATAGTTACACATAATTACTCAATGTATAATGTTTAACTTATTTTTAGCCAACATATTTTTTGAAATAGCTTAAATATCATTGTTGTATATACATAATACAAGAACAGTAGTTGTCTAGAATAAGTGTAAGTTTAAATGAACTTTAATAAAAACAAACGTAATAAGGAACAAAAAAATAGTAGGTTTTCGGATTTAAAAACAGAAAGTAATCCTTTTAAAAGTAATAATAATTCCAGAGATAATTCCATAGATAATTCCAGAGATAATTCAAGGAATAGAAGCAATTCTAATACAGATGGTAGTTATGTCCCACCTTCTAGAAAGGGAAGGGAAAGAGGTAGAGAAAAGAACAGAGGAAATAGTTTTAAAGGCAGAAATAGAAGATATACTGGGGTTGCGCCACCTGTTAAGGAAAAGGTGTTACCAAAAATAGCACCAAATGTTAATGACGAAGAATCATTTCCTACGTTAGCACCTCCAATAACAAAAGAAAATACTAACAGTTCATGGTCAAAAAAACTAGAAATAGCTGAAAAAGATGAAAATGAAATTATAGAAGAGAAATGTGAAAGTAGTGAGGATGAGAGTGAATGTGTTGTAGAAGAGGAAGAAGGTGAGAAAAGTTGGGCAACAATAATAAAATATCAAGACCCAAAAGTCAAGAAAGATGATCCAAAATATATAAAACCAGGGTGGGTAAGGTTATCTAGATGTAAAAAAACAGGTAGATTTGTTCATGAATATGGTGAGCAAAGAGAAAATCCGTTTTATAAAGAATTGATGGAAATGAGAAAAAGACAGATCCAAATGGAGTGGGATAAAAGAATGCAGGAATATGAAGAATATGATGAGGTAATGGGATATAGTGATAATTACTATTATTCATGGCAAGCAGATGAAATTGATGCAGAAAGAGAATTAGAAGCACGTATTGCAAGAATGGAAGAAGAATGGGAACAAGAAGACAATGCTAGTGACGATGGTTATTCAGATGAATATGATGACTATGATTACTAGGTGCATTTTAAAGCGTTATAATGAATAAAGCAAAATATAATTATTATTTAATGGAAGATTTTGAATTAGATAATAATTGGATAAAAAAGCTGGAAAGAATAGAAAGAAAATACGATTTATTTTATAAAGATAAGCAAGAAAGTATCGATATTCATAGTTTGTTTATTAAAAACAATGAAATAATAAGAACGAGTAGAGAGAAAATGTTTATTGAAGATGGTAAATTATCTAGAGATGCATTAATTTATTTTATCAAAAATAATAGAAAACTTAATAATGTAACATATAAGCTCGATTCAATATTAAAGTTTAATTTAACAATCTCTCCTGAAGATGTTGTGAATGACTATTGGGATAACAATTATTTAACACAAGAAAGATATATGTCAGACATTGAGTTTTCTGATACAATTTCAGTATTTCAGGACATCAATACTTTATTTATATTGTTTTCATATCCTATACGCAGTAATAGAAATACTAAAAAAGTTTACATTACTAATACCTATAATCGTAAGACAAGACGTAAAAGATAGGCATAAAGATTCTTGAAATTGACTTAAATAAAATTACATATTATAATATACACATTATGGCTTCTCTTGTATCAGGTCTAGACAATATTGTTATGGAAAACAATAAGAATATTGGTGAAAACTCACACGCACAGCATGCTTGGACACATGCAGATTTTGAACACGACTTAGTTCAACTATATTTTCAACTAGTTCGTATACCAAAACATGACACTGAGAAAATTAAAAATATTACAAAGAAATATTCTTTACTTGTTAATAACGCTGTTCAAAATAGCAATGAGATGCAAATTAATTATTGTATGAGTATCCTTTTTCAAACTCGTGATATTTGCGGAGGAAAAGGTGAATATGCACTTTTTTATAATCTTCTCGCGGTATGGGAATCAACATGGGAAATAACTCAATACAAGCTTTCTCTTCCACTAAAACTCTGTTTTACAACAGAAAATACAGATTTCGACAAGCCTTATGGTTCATGGAAAGATGTAAAATATATTATAGACCATTGGCGACAATACTACCAAACGTCTAGGACAGGGTTGGTTGCAACATGGGAACAATATCCTATTCTTTCCTATATCATTAAGCTTTCTGTGAAACAGTTTATTACTGATCTGGATTCTAAATCTCCAAGTCTTGTAACTAGGTGGCTTCCTCGAGAAAAATCTTCTTTTGGTTGGCAGGCTCAAATATTTGCTGAACTTTTTTCCACATATCCCAAAGTAGAGTCTAATGTTACCTGGTCAAACTCTCAAAAGAAAGGGATGCTTAGAAAATATAGAAAAGAATTGGGTAAGATTAATAGACGTCTACAGACAATCCAAATCAATCAGGCTGGAAAAACATGGAAAAATATCGATTTTGGAGGTCACGGTACAAGTTTGACCTTGCAAAGACAGAAAAAGGCATTTCTTTGTGAGGGAACAAATAAAAATGCCGTAGAAGATCCTGATAGAATTGCTTGTAGATCTAACTATTTGCAATATCTTGATGATTGCAGGAAGGGTAAAAAACAGATGAAGTCCAAAAGACTAAGCCTAGGTGAAATGGTTAAAGATGCAGCAAAACATTTTGATACGAGAGGAGATAATACGTTGGTTGATGCTATTAATCTTGCATGGAGAGATCATGATAAACCTAGTCATTTGTTTAAAGATTGTATTGCTATGCTTGATACATCTGCTTCTATGACATGGGAGAATTGTCCATATTACGATGCGGTAGGGATTGCACTTAAAATTGCCGAATGTTCTACACTAGGTAAGAGAACTCTTACATTTTCTAGTCAACCTGCATGGGTTAATCTGGAAGGTCGCGAAACTCTTACAGATATGTTGTATGAAGTTGTTCGATCTCAAGTTGGAATGAGTACAAATATATATAAAGCACTTAACCTTATTGCTACTGCATGCATTGAGCAGGATCTAAGCCCAAGTGTTGTATCTAATATTAATTTGGTTATTCTTTCAGATATGCAGATTGATGCAGCAGATAGTGATTGGAATACACTAGATCAAAATATTCAGCAGCTATTTGAAGAAGCTGGAAAGAAAACTTCACATGCAACTCCGTACTCTTCGCCAACAATTATTTATTGGAATATGCGTAATACAAACGGTTTCCCTTGCAGTACAACGCGCAAGAATGTAATTATGGTTTCAGGATACTCGCCTGATGTTCTAAAATCAGTATTCTCAAAGGGTCCAGACGCTCTCAAAGATATGAAACCATGGGATGCTCTAGCTATTACATTGGGAGCAAACAGATATTCTTGGTTTTGGTCATAAATTATATTGTATTAAAATTATTTATACTGTCTGCATATTTTGAATACTTAATTATTAATTATTTAAAATATAATAAACACTTACATACCAATTAATATATAAAAATGGATCATTCTGGCATATCTAATACAAATATTGCAAGATTATTTTCAATTATCAATGATAATTATATGTCTGATGGGTTTTCTAGCTTTATTCAATCAAATAATATTTTAAATAGTAGTTTATATGATGAAGCACCTATCAAAAATGTTGCTTCAGATAAAGGCAAAGAACAAGTTAAAACTGTAAAATATAAAAAAAATTGTTGTAGCAATAATACCTGCCCAATATTACATATTGATTTTGATGATAATGAAGAAATAGGAGTTCTTCCTTGTAATCATGGTTTTAATAAAGAAGCTATAGACAGATGGATATCTGATGAAAAAGCTGAGTGCCCTGTTTGTAGATTTAAATTAGACTCTATAGAAAAGAAAAATACTAATGCTCATAATAACGAAGAAAATAATACTGATAATAACAATAGTAATATTAGTAATATTTTCAGTGACATTAGAGATAGAACATATGCATTTGATGGACATAGAAATACCGTAATATATTCTCATCCATTTGGTCCTAGAATTGAAAGGGTTGCTTCAATTATTTCAGAAGATGATGATCATACTGATTTAATGACTGCTTTGAATCGTGTTCATTCTTATAATAGAAGTAATATAAATGGATTAAATATCACGCAGATCTATAGCAGTCCTATTTTTAATGTTATTCAGAATCAGTTTGACGACATTTCTGTAAACTTGCACAATCCTTCTTTAGATTAGAATCTTGTACACTGCGTCTCAGCGTTTTCTCAAATTGTGTGCAATTCTCACATTCACATGGAATACAATATAAGCATGTTGGGTGTTTTTTACATGCCCATTTTTGTTTAAAAACTATACTTTTCTCATTATTACTCATTTTGTTATATACATTACATTATTTACTAATGAAATGTATTCAATTTTTTATTTTTTATTTGTTCGTTTCGCTAACAATGATAAACAACATGGTAAACAACTTTTTGTAGCTACTTCCACAACATTATTAACGTCTAATTCCCCCTGAGTTGCTTGAACTATTAAATCAATCGTATCTCCAACAGCACCACTATCAATAGCAGTTAGAAGAAAATCTTTATCTTCACCAGTTGCAAGGTCTACTACTAATGCTCTAATTAATCGTAGGGCATAGTCCTTTTGTTCGGCACCTTTTTTTGGTGTTTTCTCCACTGCTTCCATTGTAAACTTAATAATCAAGGCTAATGTACTCTTTTTAACGCCCATTGCTTTGACTTTTTCTTTTAGTGTTTCTAAAACTTCATCTTTTACTTCTTCTACCTTTTCTTCTAGTAGTTCTGTTGTTTCACTAATTACTTCTTCCACTTTTTCTTCTACTTTATCTGCCAGATTTTCAATTACTTCTTCTGTAGTGTTTGCTTCATTTGTTGCTTCAGCAACCTCATTAACAATATCAATAACAACTTCTTCTGCGACTGCAGCTGCCTTTTGTTCTTTGTTTTCACTCATGGCTATGTCTTATACACAGAAAAAATAATTACATATATTCATTCATTCATTCTTATAGTACATTATCGGATACAGCACGAATTGTTTTCACTACTTGTTGACTAGCATAAGGTGTTGTATGTGATCTTAACATTTGATGAGGTGAAATAATATTATCAAAATCTTCTACTTGCATATCACTCATATCAGATGCCATATATGCTCGTTGATTACCTTGAGATACCTGTCTTGCTACAATGAAATGTCTTCCATTATGTGCTCTCAATGAACAAATTGCTACGTATGTATCATCACAAAGCACTGTTACAAAACCTGTATCATCTCCATTCGTTTCAATATACTCTTTCAGCATTTTCATGTGATCTTCTAATCGCTCTATCATCTTTTCTTTTGGCGTCTTTATTACCATATTTCTTTCAGGTGAACTAGACCCAGAACTAGAACTTTCTACCTCTCCGTCGTCTTCATTATTAGGCCAAGCACGCTGTCTTTTAATTGGCGGTGGGGAAAGTATATCATTTTCATCATCACTATCTGGTTTAAACAAAGACAACTTTCCTGCATTTTGCCTCTTCAGTCTACTAATTGCCGGTTGCGCGTTTGGTGGTCCTCTCCACATACTTTGTCGTCCTTCTTCTATTAATTGTCTAGTTTCGGCCAGAAGTTTTTGCGTCAAATATCTTAGCCGGTATCTTTCTACTTCTCTATTTACTTCGCCTTTTTCTGGTTCTGAAACCATACTTATCAATATCTCTTTCTTTTCACCTGTTATGCTTTCTCCTATTAGTTTAGCTACAACTTCTTTATCTATGTGATCCCTTTTTATTGTCCAGGTTATTGGTTTATTAAATAACAAACGTCCTATACTAAGTTTATCAACCCAAATATTAGATTTGAAATCATATACTTGGCCTCCTTCTAGTATTAATTCTGTATTTCGACAATATCCATTCAAACAACTGTGCATCACCTCGCCATAAACTACTCCAGCACCTTCAGTGCTTTCGATACAATGATATTCTCCATTTGGAACACTAGAAAGTTTTTCCATACAATCTATATCATGTTGCACACCATAACCAAGAATGGCTGGTGTACCGGCTGTAATATTATTCAATTTGATTTCTAATTTTTCTTTCAGTTTTTCTGCATTACTAACTCCTACGGTTACTTCACCATCACTCATAAAGATAACATTATGCATCGACACATTTTCTTCATATTTGGTTTTGTTCAAAGTATTTAGTGCCAACCCTATATCTGTCATACCTTTTGGGGTAAGAATCTTTTTTATTTCTTCTTTAAAGGATTCGAGTTTAGTTTCTTTATTAATTTTAATTTTCAGTTCAGCAATTTCATTGTCAAACGCAATAATATGAATGATATGCGTATTGTTTCTTTTAATTGAATCTTCTAAAAAGTATTCGAGCATTTTCACCATTGTATACAAAAGGCAATTAAACTTGTCACCATACATTGATCCTGATCTATCACATATAAGGGTCCATTGAACATCTTCATACTGACACTCACCAGTAATATTGCATTTAAGTATTTCGAAATTGTCCTCATCGGACGATATATCGGATGCGTTTTTTAGACGATAGTTCTCCATTATTATTGATACAATTTAATCTTTTAAACTGGTTAACTTCAATTTTTAGATTAAATTGTATAAAAAGACTTTTTAAGCTGTAACTTCATTTATTGCATCCGCTTCATTTGTAGCAGCCAAAAAATCATCAAATCTAGACAAAATATATTCAGATGCTTCAAAGTAATTATTAAACTTTGTACTATATGCTACTACACTATTTGGCATTGGAATTACCACCTCAACTTTACTTTCATGAACACGCATCTTGAACTCATTATAAATATTATTTGGATGAACAAAAGTCAATTGTGTTCTAGTATTCTCTACTAGCTTCCATCCTACAGAGTTGAACTTTTCAACTACCTGTAGAAATCCTTTGTTTAGTGGTTCTGAAGTTGCCTTAACCTGCGTTTTTGCACTCATTATTATTACAATTATTAATGTTCATGCTTTAAGCAGATTTACTATAAAAATGAACCGGTCTATATTGTTTTTGGATTTGCAGATATAAAGCTAAGAAATCACTTATTATAATATTAAAATGCCTGTACAAACCAGATCTGCTTTAAAATATATAAATGCTGCCAAGGATACTGGCAGAATTATTATTGAAATAAGATTCAGATGTGAAAGGAATTGTGCTATTTGTAGATGCGATATGTATGGTAATAAAGTTTATCATACTCCATGTGGTCACACATTTCATACAGAATGTTTCAAAAATCAATTGCAACATATGCCTAGTAATGGTGATAAATGTGCTTGTTGTAGACATGATTTACTTCCTGCTATAAGGCAAATTGATAGTTTATATAATCTTCTTCCACCAACTCTATCTAATGATATAGGTGACTTTATGGAACTATTAATGATCTACAATATGTTACATGGAAATCATGAGATAAGATTGGGAAATACCATAATATTACCAATGAATTATATAGAACCTCCTCAGCCTGAACCATTTCCTTTAATGGATAATAATTCTAATCCTGACCTTAGCAATAATGCTACTAATGATAATAATCTAGATAATAACAGTGACGATAGTAATGGAAGTTTAGACAGCGAAGATATATGGTTTAACAATTCAAGGATGTTTCATAGAAATATACATAGACCATATCCTAATCCTACAACAGCTAACACTACAACGACCAATGTAGATATTACAAATAATCAATCCATTGACTTATCATATAATATATATAATACGTATATTCCTTATGGAAATTATGAAGCAACTTATAGCACTGAATCATCAGATGAGTTTGATGACTTACCCGATTTAATACCAGGTGATATCATGGAAGATGAGGGTGCTGATCCATATGAGTTAGATACATATATGAGCGACATTGTTGATTATCCATCAACACCCACTTCAGAAAATAGTGGATCAGACACAGAAACCGACAGCGACAATGAGAGTCGTACTATCTCAATTTAATAAATTAATTATGCAAAGTTATTAAACATTTTTTTTAGTATTTTAATAATGTCTGAAATTGAAAATTGTTGTATATGTCATGAAACTCTCACCAATAGTGAACAAATATATACTTTACCAGAATGTTCACATAGATTTCATACTAATTGTATTATGCATTGGTTTAGAGCATACAATGGAAGGTGTCCATTATGTAATAATGAAGGTATTAATTTTAATGAAAATGAATATGATTATAATGAAAGGAAAGCATTTATTAATTACTATAGAATGGCTAGTTATCACTGTAGGAGAAAAGACGCTAATAAAACAATTTTGAAAGAAATTAAAAAATTAAAAACTCTTCAAAATAAAGAAAAGCAGCAGCAAAAGAAATATAGAGATTTTAAAAGAGAGAAATGTGACCCTGAAAAAACAAATGAGCAAGTTTTTAAAGAAATTATTAGCCTAAGAAGTAAATGTGGATGGAAAATAAAAAATAAAATACATAGTAAAAAACTTTTCATTGGACATTTATACTATTCAATATTTATTAAAAACAAAATTGTTGTCGCAAGGAGGGTCGTTTTAAATAGTAGTGAACAACAATCTACAAATTAACATAAAGATAGCATTGTTTATTATATTGTGAAGGAAATACCTGATCAATTAGCATTCTTGCCCGAGTGGTCTAAGGGGGCAGACTTAAGATCTGCTGGCTTCGGTCGCGTGGGTTCGAACCCCACAGAATGCAAACTATTTTTCGCTCGTGTAGCTCAGTCGGTAGAGCATGGGTCTTATGAGCCCAGGGCCCCGGGTTCGAGTCCCGGCATGAGCAAAAATAGATATTTTATACTTATGAAGACAAATAGTTTTCATCTTCATAAGTGTACTTTTCAAATACTTATTAATAAATTAAAAAAATGAAATATATTTTTACATTTTTCTATATTTCATCAATAAGCCTTCAAATATATACTCAAATATATACTCAAATATGGATTGTCCTGTCTGCCATACTAAAATAACCAATGGTGAAGTTACATTAAAGTGTAGTCACAAACTATGTGTTCCATGTTTTACACAATGGGCTAGAATGGCGAATACTTGTCCATGCTGTAGAGACACATTTGCTGAACCGCCCCAAAAAAAAGAAAAACAAACAAAAAAAATAACTGGGGTTATTGCTCGTGGTATCATAACAACACACGAAACCGAACTCAATGACTATTCTCACATTAGGGTCATGGAGCTCAACAAAAAAAGAACCGATGCTGAAAAACTTGCTCTTATCAATGACATAATAAATTACAATATCAATATCATGGCATCACGCATGGTTAACTGGTACGAAGATAATTAAAAAGTAATAAATAACAAAAAAATATACAAAAACACTCATAACTGAGAGATTTTTTTGTTAAAAATCATAATAACAATATATTTTAATGTGGAAAGTATTGTCCGTATTAGGTGCATTTGGTCCATGGGTAATGGCAGCAGTTATAGTCACAGAAAACATAATAGACCAGTGCAGCTATTTTAAAGTAGGTGCACTAATACTATGGCAACCTTTAAGTATTACCATAAATGGTCTGTTAAAAGAAATAATTAATCAAGATAGACCACCAGGAACAAGACATGTGAATGAATTAGAAAAATTAATTGATGAAGGCACTAAGGGTATGCCATCAGGACATGCTCAATTAGTTGGTTCTGAACTAATGCTTTCCGTTCTATCAAATACAAGTGATACTACACGCTACATTATGATAGGTCAAACATTTTTGACGTTATATCAGCGTTGGTTATATAAAAAACATACTATTATGCAATTATTAATAGGGTTTTTTATTGGTATTTTTTATTCTACTGTTTTTTGGTTTGGATTAATTACGTTTATATGAGTTCTTTAAGTATGTGTCTATAACGTTTAGAAACATACTTAAATATAATTTTGTTATGTATATTGTAAAAGATAGTTCCTCTTTTGCCCCAGCTTTGGTAGCTCAGTTGGTTAGAGCGTGCGACTGTTAATCGCGAGGTCACAGGTTCGATCCCTGTCCGAAGCGTATATAACACAATACTGAACAAATTGTTCGGTTATAACTTCTCATTGAGGTTATTACCGAACATTAGGATATATACAGCAATCAACCTTTATGATATTGAAACCGTATCCAGCAAAAGGAAGCACACAGCAACAAACAAATCAAACCTAAAAAATAAGTGTTTATGTAGATGTGGATGGGAGTCTAATTTAAAATTAGAGCCACATTACAGAACAATAGCACATTAAATTGTGCATAATAATCCCGTGAAAAGGATTATACTATCTAATAAGCTTCCTGAGATTATATTGAAACATACAGCGACTCCACAATCTAGTCTAACTCTATTATTATAGTCATTGCTATAATTTCTGTTTCTAGAACATATATAATCTAATAGGGCCTAATTTTTTGAAATACTTATTAAATAGAGAAAAGCATATTTATATTTATTTTTCTCTATCACCAAAAAAAACTTTTTATCGTCAAAAGGTTTCCTGCCTTCTGGTTTTTTGTTTTTTTTTATTTTTATTTTGTTTTTATGACCGAAGTCTTTTTTTATTTTTATTTGTTTTATTTACCACTTGTCTTCATCGTCATAAAGGTAGTTTGCCTCATTACTGTAGGCATTGTGGCAGTAGTCATCTTCTTCATCAGTGTCATACCATGCATCGCGAATAACAGTCGGTTCAGCATGACTAGTAACACGTGTTGGCATATGCAATGGCGTCTCATCTTCGTCATCACTATCCTCATAGTCAGTATCACACATATCTGCCCAGCTTTTAGTCATATGCTTCTTTTTCACTACTAGTGCTGGGACTATCACTGCCTCAACAACTTTCTCTTTGACAACTGGAGCTGATGCTGCAACAGTTGACCAGCCACTTAGTACTGGTTCTTTTTGAGGAACTGCTTTTGCTTCACCCATTTGAGGGAACTCCTCCTTCACATATTCCTCTTCCTCATCATCTGACTCTTCTAGAGAAGCGAAAATGCTACGGGGAGCCAGCTTTTCTGATCCAGCTCTGTGGTGCTCTTCCTTCCTAGGAGCGCGCGGAATGCGACGGCGCGGTTGTCTTCCTTTGGGTGTCCTTACTGTCGTGAAACCGTCATCGCAGGTGGTGCACTCTGCTTCTCTGTTGTGCTCAGTGTGACGATTCTCTTTGGCCTTGACTTCTGGACAATGGTTAGGCGTGTGACCTTGCTTATGACAATATCTGCATACAAGCGAGAGCAGATAAGGACAGCAGACCTTGCCTTGTGGTCCGGGCTTGTCCTTGACATAGTGAGAAGAGTACTCTTCTTTCGACTTGCCTGCATCATGGCAGACCTTACAGAAAGGGGTTCTCTGTGTATTACGTCCACGGCGTCCATTATTACGGTTCTTGTTGGCGTACATTCTCTGGTATGTTATTGTGCGTTGAAAGTTTGATACTAGTTTCGTGTGTTGGGGGGGATGCTATAAATATTTATTTAAAAAAGCATTTCAATTTTTTCAATTCTTAGGTGTATAACTCTGAGACATAAAAAAATAATTCTCTTAAGCACATGTACTTAAACCTTTGTCTATATTTATAACATAATGAAAACATCTACGATCAGAATGCAGGATGACGTTGACGGGTTTGTTAATGATAAATGGAAATCCGAAAATCCAATACCAGATATTTATCCAAGATATACTAACTTTACTGTTTTACATGAAAATCTAGAAAAGCAAAAAATAGAGATTTGTGAAAATAGTGATAATGAAATAATTAATACTCTATATAATCTTTTTAAAGGTCAATCATCAGAGCAATGTAATTTATATATCAAAAAATACCTTGATATGATTAATGCAACCAATACAAAACAAGAGCTTATTGATCTAATTATTTCTCTTATTCCAAAAGGTAAATATTTACTTTTTCATGTTTGTCACTCAGGTACAGAGAGAAATCCACTATTTCAGGTTCCACAATTTGGTTTTGGAGGCTTATCTCTTCCAGATAAATCCTATTATACTGATCGTACTGAATTAAAAGACGATCTTCTTGAATTAATTAAAAATCAGTTGGCTGTTTTCAATATTTCTGGTGATGTTAACTTCATTTGGGACATTGAAACACAATTAGCTACATATCATTATTCTAAAAGTGAAAAACGAGAACCATTAAAAACATATCATCCTACAACAATATATCAATTAAAACAACAAATGTCACCGTTTTTTAATAGTATTACAGAGGTCCTTCCTAATGAATATCACGATATAGTTATTAATAATCACAAAATACTAGATGGGTTCAAGGAAATGTTAACTAATATTTCACTTGATCAGCTTAAAATTACCATGTCATGGAAGCTTATTAGATCTTACGCTCCATATACTACAAATACTCTTTATGATAATCATTTTGCATTTTTTAATACAAAATTAAATGGTATTAAAACTCAAAAATCACTTACAAAAAGAGCCGCTGCATTTATTGAAGGATTTCTTGAAGATGAATTCAGTCAGATTTATTTAAATAAATATTCTGATCCATCTTTAAAAGATAGCTTTATTCCATTTGTAGAGAAAATTAGAGATACTCTTTATAAAAAAATGGAAAAAGCTGCATGGATGTGTGATTCTACAAAGGAAAAAGCATTAGATAAACTCAAAGATATGACTCTGAAAGTTGTTGCTCCTAATGTTTTTAGAAAATATGATGAAATTGAGAAATATTCATCATGGTTAGAGTTTGTAGATAACTATTATAAATGGGATTGGGAAATATTAGAAGTGAAAGAAAAAATGTATAAAATGCGAGATCCTGAAACATGGGAGATGTCTGCAATGACTGTGAACGCTTACTATCATCCGCTTTATAATGAAATTGTTTTTCCTGCTGGTATTTTACAAGAACCTTTCTATAGTACATCACAGAGCTATGGTGCTAATGCAGGTGGAATTGGTGCTGTTATTGCGCATGAAATGACTCATGGGTTTGATGATCAAGGTTCTAGATTTGACAAGAATGGTTATCTTTACGATTGGTGGAGTAAATCTACTAGAGAAACATATGAAAATATCATTAAAAAAATGGAAGAACACTTTAACTCTATTGTTCATGAAGATCTTCCTGTTAATGGTAAATTAACATTGGGAGAAAATCTTGCTGATCTTGGAGGCCTTCAGACTGCTATATCTAGTTGTGAAAATGATGAAGAAAAGAAAAATTGTATTATGAGTTGGGCAGTAATATGGCGTGCAAATGTAAGAAGAGAGTATGCAAGAGAAATGATCGCATTAGATCCTCATAGTCCTCCTCGTCTAAGAATTAATGCTATACTTCAACACATTGAAGAGTTTTACAGGCTATTTCTTGTTAAGGATGGAGATGGAATGTATATGTCTAATGAAAATAGATGTATCTTGTGGAATGAAAAAATATAATTTTTTTGATGTAAAACATATTTATCACTCTTATATCAAAAAATTGAAATGCTTTTTTTCTAAAAAGTATTAGACATCACCAACGCACTTCAACCCGTTCTAAACAATTACAAACATACTATCTAAGCCAGTCTATCCCATAATGACTTCATTCGATACCACTATGTCACTTTATATCCCTCGCTGCGATACACGCAGCCTTCCTCGCCGCGATCATGATATGACTGATGAGCAGTATCAGGCTGCTATCAAGCAGTTCATCGCTAGCCAGTTCAAGTACCAACTCATTGGAAATGTGGCCAGGGTCGATCTTGTGCCAAAGCAGACACCTGACAACTTCGTCTACTACATCGCATTTGTCCACTTCGCTGAATGGTTTGACACAGACCAGGCTCGAGCGCTTCAAGCGGATGTTACTGACAGCAGCAAGCGTGCCAAGCTTCAGTTTCATGAGCGATGGTTCTGGATCTGCAACAAGAACACAAAACCTCTCACCGCCGATGAGGTAGCTAAGGCTAAGCTTGAGTGGCAGATGAAGGAACAGCAACACGCGATTTGGTTGGCACAGCAGCAAGCCATGTCTCAGTGGCATCATCAGATGATGATGAACGCGATGGGCTATCAGATGGCGAGGGGTTACATTCCTCATCCCATCATGAGTGGAGCTGCTGAGATGGCTTCTACAGGGTTTACATCTACTTCAACTGACTTCCCTCCTCTTGCACCTCTTACTCGTCAAAGCAACATGAGGCCAGCAGCCCAGATTGAATCGGATGTCTGCCACAATGGCTGCTGCAACAGCGATGACTTCGATAACTAACTCAAAAGACACAAAAAATTAAAAAAATATAAAAATAAAAATAAAAAATATAAAAATAAAAGGCGAAAGCCAATTTTTTATTTTTAATATATTTTCTCTCTTGAGTTTTAATTTTAAAGTGTCGGATTGTAAGATAAAGTTTGATAAGAACTACTTCTATACATTAGTTTGATCCTTAGTTTGACAAGTTGAAATTGTTATCATAGAGAGAAAATATATTAAAAAGCATGTTTTTAAATAAAGATTTGAGCTGATTTATATCACTAATATATGGAATTAAATAATTGTCAACATGTCTGGAGAACTATTAATGATGGGATAGAAACATTACTCTTTGTTTGTATAAGACAATATCAAAATATTAATATTTCAAATAATTCGAATCCTTTAAAGTTAAATCACACCAATATATCAAATCACACCAACTATAATCAGTCTTTTACTCCTTCTCCTGCTGCATTAGGTTTGCCAAATATTAGTGATCCTGAGAGAGACATAATTATTTCAAATGATTCAATAGAACCTTCTTCTCATGATTTTTCTATTTATTCTCCTAGCTCATTTTTGTCTAATATAATTTCGCCAAGCATTGTACCCAGCATTGCACCCAGCATTGTACCCAGCATTGCACCCAGCATTGTACCCAGCATTGCACCTAGCATTGCACCCAGCATTGCACCCAGCATTGCACCCAGTGTCGTGCCTAGTGTTGTGCCTAGCATTGCACCCAGCATTGTACCCAGCATTGTACCCAGCATTGCACCCAGCATTGCACCCAGCATTGCACCCAGCATTGTACCCAGCATTGCACCCAGCATTGTACCCAGTGTCGTGCCTAGCATTGCACCCAGTGTCGTGCCTAGTGTCGTGCCTAGTTTTTTTGATGAGGACAGTACAATAAAAGATATTGAAAATGTTATTCAAAATAATGTTTCGAATCTTTTAAATAATTCTTTTAATTTAACAGCTAATTTCTCTCTTACAAATAAAACTAGTTTACCAGAATTAATAGCTGATAACAACTTAAGTCTAGTATTAGGTATTCTTATTCCAATATGGTTTATTTTTTCAAGTATAACTATGTACTTATATTGTAGAAAAAGAGGAACAAAATCAGTTATACCTATACCTTGTCAAACACAAAAAAAGAAAAAAGACATGTTTACTAGACCAAAAGATTACTTCCTTGAAATTATTCCAGCTGATTCCATTCCTGATGTTGAAAAACCTCCTCCGCAAATTCCTCCTAGACCACAAAAATTGTTTATGTTAACAGAATCGCTTGACGATAATGAAGGTGAAAATAATAAAGAAAATGATGATAATGATAAAGAAGTAGAGATTATAAATGTTGCGTATGGTGTTGATGACAAAAAGAATATTGATTGAATTGTAAAATCACTTGATATTAATACAGTTATAATATATAATACTAGATGAGTTTAGCGGTTGATACTGGCAGAAACAATAACCGGGATATAACATGGTTAGAGAATGATAATAGTATTGAAATGCCATTGTCCCCAGTAACTAGTGATTCTAGTAATGATAGTAGTTCTTCACAAGAAACATCATTTGAAAGTAGTGATGTAGAAAATCAAATAGTTAGTAGATATGTACCCCCTTCACCATTAAGTGAAAATGAAACTATTAATCCTTTTGTCATAGGGTGCATAAACAATATTTTAGATAATTGCAATACATCTGTTGTTCCTTTTAGAGATAGTACAAATATTATAGGCACAATATCTCATGAAATACAACAATATGATTTAGATTGTCCTATCTGTTTTGATCCTTTAGATACTAGTGATGTAATTACTATGGACTGTTGTAGAAAACAATTACATTTAAATTGTATTAAGCAATGGCACATAAAAAATGTTGATTTAGAAACAAGAAAATTGTGTATTATGTGCAGAACTAATAGCGAATTAATGACTGATATATACAACACTATACGTGTTATTACTGTTTATGATGATGATGATGATGATGATCATAACGATGAACATAATTTTAATAGCAATAATATCATAATAAGAAGGAGAAGAAGAAGAAGGAATTGTGATGATACATTTCAGCATGCATTATGTTCAATAGTATTTCTCATCACTATTGTTTTATTTGTTGTAATATTAAACGGTAATATTATTAATTCTAATGAATCTAATTATAACAGAACAAGTAGACATCCATAGCTATTCTTTTATAAATGTTTTAATAAATGAAAACTCTTCAGAGTTTAATTGAATAACATTATGTTTATCTTCATCATTGCGTGGATTAGAAAAATAATATAACTTATCACCAATATGCGACCATTTCTTACCATATTTAGATACATTGAACTTAATCTCAACTTCAATACATTGTTCTTTGTTTAAAATTATTTTATTTTCGCCGGAAACAATATTTAAGTTTTCCATTAATTATAAATATTACTATTTTTTTAATTCAAAACTTTTTTTATGTTAAAAACATATTTTCTCCTATGTTAGTAAGAAACTCATACAAAATTGTGTTACTTACATAGTAACAAAAAAATTGATTTATTTTGGTTGCTATTATGCTAAGTACAATAACAACACCCAACACTCAACTCTCAAGGCTTCAACCCTCAAACTACCCTCTTCCCCTCTCTTCCACCCATAGCAATATGGCTTCAGCAGCAGCTCAACCTGAAATAACATACAACAAGGATGATGGATGGTATTATATTGGAGATGTCAAAATAACCGGCGTTGCTCTCCGTCACACGAGTTGCGGCAAAACACGAGTATATACTGAAAACCGTGTGGCCATGACTAAGAATGAGCAGAAAAAGCTTGGCTCAAAACAACCTTACATGCTCCCACAGGTATGTATGGGTCCTAATGGACCTATTTCCCACCAACAGGCTCGAGATGCCTTGTGGGAACACATCACAGCGAAGTGTAAAGAAGCAGAAGAAGAAAAACCTGGAAAAGGCGTTGCACTAATGAGAGGAATGTGCAATCCTTACTCTGAAGAAAATCCGGTTGAATGGGAGGTTCAAAACGATAGCCCATCTACAAAAGAAATGCTCTACTGGGCTACAGTAATGCGCCAAAGCTTGTATGCCAAAAGGCACTTTCCTATGCCTATCTTGCGAGAAGCTTTAAAGAAACATGAAACGCCATTTGATGGACTTGTAAGACTTCTCGAAGAAGAATGTCGCGAAACTTTAAAGTACAGAGCTTTTCCAGAAGTTACCCGTCATAAGTTTGTCTATTACCGTGCTGGAAGACGCGGTACAACAGCACAACTTGTCTATGACATTGATGACTCTCAGGTTGATTGGAATATGCATGCAGTGGAAAAGAGAGGAAAGAGCAACTACTTTTGTGCAAAGGCAATCCCGTACTTTGGTAATAATGACTATCTTGAAACTAGAGATCCTGTCTTGATGACAGACGATGAAGTCACTGCAAAACTTGAAGAGTTCACACATTTGTATGGAGAGAATGGTCTTGGGTGTGATTTGTCGCGATGGGGAGCACTGGCTTTTTGGAAAGAGTTCTTGAAAAATAATTAATCTATTACAAAAACATTATAATTATGGGTATTTATTCAAAATACTTTTTTTATATATATTATAAAAAATTGAAACATAAATTGTTATCAATATTAAATGCACTTACAAGCAAAACTACATATACAGATACAATCATGGTTAAAAACAAGCAAGGAGGAAAAAAAGGAAAAAAGGGAGGTCGCAAACATTTGTCAGCACCCAGTCAGCGCGGTGTTCGTACAGTTCAAGAAGAAGGTGAATGTTATGCAGCAGTAATAAGACTCTATGGTGGAGCTAATTGTGAAGTTTTATGTGATGATGGTATTAAAAGACTTTGTATCATCCGTAATAAGTTCAGAGGAAGGGGACGCAGAGACAATATGATTGCAGCAGGTAAATGGGTTATGGTAGGTATTCGAGACTGGGAAGCTCGTGCCGCCGGAAAACAACAAAAATGTGACCTGCTCGAAGTGTATAGCGACAATGATAAAAAGAGACTAGTAAGTGATCATCCAGGTAATTGGAGCGTACTCGCATCTGTTGAAGACGGGTCTGGAAAGAAAGACGAAGATATTGGTGATATTGTCTTTGACGACACGGAGGAAAATACTGAAATGGACCTAGAACTTCAGATGGAAGCTAAGGAACAAGCAACTGGAAAGCAAGGTGTTATTGACCAACTTGGAGACTTCATCGATATTGATGACATTTAAATAAAATAAAATAAAATAAAATAAAAAATAATTATACACTTTTTTATTTTACATTTCTTTTCCATTATGGATTGTATTTACTTGACGGTTAACCCTAACAAATGTACAGCACTTGGGAATATCTTTCACTCTTTTCGCACCGATATATGTGCATGTTGACCTTACACCTCCAAGTATATCATTTACTGTATTTTCTACTGGACCTTTGTATCTTAGTTTTACTGTTTTCCCTTCAGACGATCTATACTTAGCTACACCACCATGATACTTATTCATAGCTGTAGATGATGACATTCCATAAAATACCTTATATTGTTTTCCATTTTCTTCAATAAGGTCACCAGCAGATTCTCTGTGTCCAGCCAACATAGACCCCAACATAACAAAGTCAGCACCACCACCGAAAGCTTTTGCTACATCACCTGGACAAGTAACTCCTCCGTCAGAAATAATTGTTCCATTAATTCCATGTGCTGCATCTGCACACTCTGCAACTGCAGAAAGCTGAGGCATGCCTACTCCAGTTTGAATACGCGTTGTGCATACACTTCCAGATCCAATTCCTACTTTAACAATGTCTGCTCCCCCATTAATAATAAGCTCCTCTACCATTTCTCTACTTACAACATTACCGCAAGCTATAATCATATTTGGCCATTGTGTTCTAATTCTTTTTACAAATGTTACTAGTTTACTCATATAACCATTTGCTACATCTACACAAATAAACTTAGGACTTATCTTTTCTACTACTTTAACCAATTTTTCCCAATCGTGTTCATTAATACCAGTACTAACCATATAGTATTCTTTATTTAAATCCATAGGATAATCTTCTACATCATAATGTTTGCTTAGACAAGTTAGTAGTTTATGCTTTGATAGCTCTCTATACATTTCAAAAGTTCCAACTGTATCCATATTAGCTGCAATAATTGGTACACCTGTCCAACTTTGATTACTATTAGGGAATGTTAGCGTCTTTTCCATACTAACTTCTGATCTTGAACATAGCGTTGACCTTTTGGGACGAATTAGTACATCGATAAAGTCTAGTTTTGTGTCAGCCTCAATCTTCATTCTATTTTTAAACAACTAATGTTATCTTTATGTTAATTGAAAAAAATATGATTATAGTATTTTAGATTTGATTTACTTTACTGCACTTCAGTGTAACATTGTGCTACATACTTAGCTAGTTTTCCTACAAAGACGAAATCATCAAACTTGCTAGTTGGATAGTCTGGTGTGCTAGTAACTTCTGTGCACAGCACTTCATCTCCGTTTTCTGTTTGGTATATATAACTATTATGTTTCAACTTCTTCCAACTATTATTAACACTCTGTGACATTCCATGTTTAACAGCATCTGTCAAGGCTATATGTTGCTTTTTTGAGTACCATCCGTATTTTTCTCTAGAAGACATATTGTGTATTTCTTTATTGTGTGTAGTGTATCTAACAGTATATGTGACAATTTATTTCAATTTTTATGAAAAAAAGAGACGCGAGCATTTTTATTTGTTTTTTATTATTTTTATTGCTTTTTGTTTTGTTAATCAGTATAGGTAATCGCGGACACAGGCTATTTGGTAGCTCAAATCAGCATCTTCTTCTTCCATAATATCCCACTTATCTCTGAAGTCGTCTTCTCCGGGTTTTTCAAGGCGATTCTCAAAACCCATGCCCCAGTAATCTTCTTTGTCTTGAAACTCTTGCATCCTATGACTGTGCCAGTATCTTTCTCTCTCTAATTCTTTCAAACGTTCTCGTGCTCGTTCTTCCCGGTCATATTGTTGTACGTTTACCTTTTCTTCCCATACTCTCTGTTCCTCTTCTTGTTTCGCGTGAATCTTCCAGATTCTTTCCATACACTCTAGACGTTCCTTCCTCGCTTTCCATTCGAAATGTAATTGGGCAAGCTCAGCTTCCTTTTTGGGATTTCTAAAGCCCTTGCTCAGTCCATGTGTGAGAACCTGCACCCATGTCCTCGTTGTCATACTTCCTGCTTTGTTCTGGTTATTGTTGTTGGTTGTCAGTTTTGCTGATTATAGTTGATGTTGTTTGGGGGTTACTACTTAACACTACAAACATAAGTATTTCAATTTTTATATTCGGATAAAATATCCTTAGCTAATAACCTGTAACAGAACATTTTTATATGAAAAAAATACATAAAAAAAAATTATTTTCTAAAAAAAATGTGTTTTCTTTTTTTCTTTTTTCATTTTTGTTTTGTTGGCACTTAGGCATTTTTTATAGAAAGGCGATACTAGGTTCCCCAACCTGTATCTTTTTATATTTTCTGTTTTTTTGTTTTTGATTTTTTGATTTTTACTTTTCTGGTTATATTTACCAGTCATTGTCCATACGAAACTTAGAGTCTTCAAGTGCGCGGTCCTGCTCGTCCATCATATCATCCAAATACTCATAGTACTCTTTCTCAGAAGAGAACATCTCCATCTGTTCTGGCGTTCCCCAGGGTTCGGTATCATACTCTTCTGCCCATTCGAGGAACTGGTTTTCGCTGCCATCAAAGTTGTCTTCGATGTACCTCCAGTACGATTTGTTGTCATCCTCGCACTGCCAAATAACTTCTTGAGCAACCTGAGATGCTACATCAATCTCCCATTCTTCGTAGGATCTCTCAACGCGCATAGCAGTATCATTGGGATTTTTGTTCTCACGAATTGCTTGATTGAGACTCATACAGAAGGGCTTTTCGTCAGCACCCCACGTCTTTAGATACCATGTGCGTTTGGACCAACGACAAGTGTTAAGATGGACATGAACATCTTGCATGCAACATATGTGGTCCAAAAGATCGAACATTGCTACTGTGCGACGTTCCTTTTCCCATACTGAATTGCACCAGTTCTTTTGGTTGTGAGTCAGCTCAACATGAGGCGCGAGGTTGAAATCTAGCTCCCGGACTGAGCTAATAAACTTCTCATCAGCACCAGTGTAAGTTCCATCCTCCCTAGGCTTGAGGTAATCCATGTAGCGCAGGGTTTTCTCATGGCGAATTGCTGCTACTTTTCTCACGAAACGCGTTATGATTCTTGCAGCAGCATTCAGATATGGGTTAGCAATCGCATCGTGCTTGCGCAACTCTTCTGTTGCTTTTACTCCAATCTTGTAATTTTCTGGGTAGTACAGGTCATCAGTAATATCGATGCGACGGTCAAGTAGATGTTCTTCCTTTGACATATTTCCATCTCTGGGAAGAAAGGCACGTCCGGCACAAAGCTCAGAAACCTTTGGCAACAAGTCTGTCATGATCTTGCCATCAATTCCTGGTCCAAAGTGGGAAACCATCTTAATCTGGTTCTCTGTGTTGGATATAAAGATTTGTATGTGGTAGTTGTAAGAGTGGTATGTGTGTGTGTGTGTGTGTCAGTCGGGCTGTGGGTTTGTTGTGGGGGGGATGCTACTTAACACTACTAACTTTAGTATTTCAATTTTTTTATATAGGATAAAATAGCCTAGCTAATAACCTGTACCAGAACATTTTTATATGAAAAAAATACATATAAAAATATTTTTTTACTTTCTTGCCTTTCTAGATTTTTTTCCTTTTTTTCCTTTACGGCGTTTTACATGACGGCGACTCTTTTTTCCACGTTTGATTTTCCTACGAGACTTAGCTCGTTTCTTTTTGCCTAGTTTCCTACGTACTTTTTTTGTTTTTCTTTTTCCACCCTGGATACCAAATATACGCCGACATAAACTCCCAGTGCAGCCTTCATCATCACTATCTTTATCTGCAAAATCAGAATCGTGCATAAAACTCATTCTCTCTGCGAGCGGTGTATTTTTTCTCTCATAATATTTTCCTAATGCGGCTCTTCGCCGTTCGACTTCTTCTCTGGCAAGTCTTTTCTCTTCATCGTTCTCAGACATATAATATATTAAAAGAAAAAATACATACAAAAATTATTCTGGTACACCTTCACTAATAGATAAATATACCGAAAAATCTTCATTATTAGTATAATTCTCTACTAAACAATTACCTATAATTGTCCAGTCACCATCCGGTACTTTAAATCCAGAAGGTAATGTGGCACCACCTATTTTTGCATGTTGTGCCATAAAACTAAAACTTTTATCAGTTTGATGTTTAAGAATTATTACTTGTTTACCATTTACAATAATGTGATCTGCATTATTCATTATATATAATAAAATACGCATTTTTTATATTATTATAAATTATATGAAGTGTTCACCTAAAATGATGAGATACACTGGGTATCTTCATATAATAGCTCTTATAGTAGCTATATATGGTACCTTTCATCAAATTGATGCTGTTAAAAGTGGAAAACCATTTTCTCCTGCATTAGCAATAGCTTTAACGCTGATGCTTATTCTTAGAGTACCAAATCAAGTATGTGTTGCCTTTAAAGAAAGTCATGGTTGGTATTCTGTTATAGGAACTGTTGTTGGGGCATTAAGCTTTGCTTATCTGGCATACAATGAATACACACAAGCTACAAAAGTTAATCCTCATTCAAAAAAACACCTTTCTTCGTAAGTTTATTTTATTATATAAATCAAAATAAACTTCCAAGTACAATATCATTATTTTATGCTGTTTGTAAATCCCTAAGCATCTCAGGATAATATTTCTCCACAGCAAATCTTATCAAATTGGCATTGTCAACACAACGGCATGAGCATTTCGTTTTATCTTCCTCATCAGGCTTAAAATTGCAAAAGTCTATGTAAGTGTTATGTTGTGATTTATCTTCATTAATACCATAAGAATGATAATGACAACATCCACAACCTCTTAGTTTTTTAAAAGTTGGTGGTATTGCGTCATAATCTAAATTATTGACAATGGAAGCATGAGGACTACTAGGTCTTCTAGCAAATCTTGCTAACGTATCATTTATCTGTGGAACACTATCTATGTTCGCCTGCATGCTTATTAAACAAGGAGAAAAAATTGTTTTATATTTGATATTAATTATAAAGTCCTAATCTAACTAGTATTTTCTTTCTTTCTTGCTGTAGGTGCTGCATTATTTGACGCCATATAAAATGTTGTCCATAAGTTTTACTTTGAATCTTGGTATCAAGTTTTCGCATATTAACAGCTGATTCCACACACCATATATATTTTTTTAAAGTTTTTTTATCAATATTTGTCTTTCTATTCAACACAGATAGTAATTCTGGAAAAGGGTGAAAATCTATTGCTTCTTGAATAATTGGTATTTTTAATGCAACTACTTCTATTTGAAATCGTCTCCATATTTTTTTTTCTTCTATTTGTTTTGGATCACGATAATAATATGCTATAGCATTCTCTAACATTTTTATATCTCCTTTCATTCCCCCTGCTCTTTTTCTATACCATAATGCTAATACTTCATCTCTATTCTCATGTTTCATTGTGAGTATCATCTTTCTTGTTACTGGTTGAAGTGGCATATTTATAAATACCTTTTCTATTGCACACAAATTATCTACATAATTAACTATATTATGAACATCTTGTTTAGTTAATGTTATATATTTTATTGCCATCATTAGCCAAACTATTACCGAATATCCTTTTACAAGACAAACATCTTCTATTGCAATTATTCCTATCCGACGTAATATACTAGAAGGATCTTTATATAGCATTGCCAATACTCCATCTATTGCATTTCGAAACATCATTCGTCTTGTACATTTTTGAACATGCGATTTATATAAAGGTATGTGTGATGTATCTCCATTTACTGAAACATTATCCATCCATTGTGGTGAACTTGAATGATGTGTCCATAATCTCACTCCATCAGATGTACCTATATATGCCAAATGCTTTGTTTTTTCTGATTCAAGATCTGTAAATCTCGCATTTTGGTTATCAGGATCATACACAAAATCATGTGATTCTGAACCTGTTATATTCCAACCAGACATTTGAGAAAGGGTCATTTGTGCCATTTATTATTATTATTAGATACTAATTACTGTCTATCTTATTCAATTTTGTAAAATATATTCTAGTATATTCGATTATAAAAATGAAATGCATTTTGATTCTTGTTTTTTAGACTACCAATAATTAGAATATCAAAATGGTTAACCGTATTAATATTGCTCAGGTAATTTTAAACAATAGATTACCTCCTGAACTCAATAGAATAATAAATGATTATAGTCTTACAAAAAAACCTATTATTATTCCCGATAAAAACTCTTATATTATCGAAAATATTATTTCACTTGCTTTGCTTATTGGAATAGTTTATATGATTATTTATAATATTGATATTACTCCATATATTGATATTGCTTTCAATATTCTATGGCAGTTCGTTAAATGTATTACTCTTTTAAGCTTTGCAATTGCTACTATTATTAATCATAAAAAAAACATAAATAATAATTAAGTTTAATTATTGAGGAGGATTGAGGATGTGGGTCAATGTTGACTTGCCCGAGTGGTCTAAGGGGTCACGTTAAGGCCGTGATATGTTCGCATGCGTGGGTTCAAACCCCACAGTCAACACTTAAAATGTTCATAATAATAGAACTATATCAAACTATTATGAACTTATTTATTTTTTTTAGTTCTTTTTTTTAAGTTCTTCTTGTGTTTACGTTTAATTTTTTTGCGCTTTGTTTTGTTTTTCTTATGCTTTCGTTTATAAGTTTTTTTCTTACCTTTACGTTTTTTACGGCGTGTTTTTCGGCCTCCAACGGTGACTGGCACCAGGTTTTTTTTTATTTTTTTGAAACTGGGTGTATATATATTATCATCGGAAATTAGTAAATCATCCATCTTCCTTGATGGTGTAGTTTTTTTAAACTGCTCATGATAAGAAGCATCATCTGATATTACTTTTCTTCCAGATGAGGAAAGTATTCCTGATTTTATTCTATCAAACAAATCATTTATTTGCTCTGGTTCAAGTAATCCTTCGTAAGATTTTTGGAGCTCATCTCTGGCGTTGGTTTCAGAGTCCGGATCGTTTTTATCCACTGCTTCAGCACTAGCTACTGCTAAACGTATTTTTGAACCTGACATTCCAGCTGCTGGGTTTTCTGCGTCATCTTCTCGTGAAACTAAAATACATCGGTATCTGCCGTCTATGCGACCTGTTTCATAGAATGTTTCTCCATCATTTTCAGATATACTAAAACAGTTTTTTTCTCTTTGCTCTCTTTCATTATTATCCTTTTCTTTACCCATAAAGTAAAATACCTTATCAATATTTGGCTGTAAAGCGGTAACACATGAAAGAGCAAAATATAATGGTTGGCATGGTAATGATACTACTACTATTTCTTCTAATTTTTCTCTGTCCATTCCAGTTGCGTTATGCAACATTTCAACTACAAAGTTTTTCTTTTCATCAGGCATTAAAGGATTTTCATATTTTTTATGTTTTACATGAGTATGGTAAGGTGCATTACGTAAATTAGAATCGTTTCTGTCCTTTGTAATATGAGATATGTTTTTCGCTTTATTATAACTTGATGATAAATATATTCTTGCTATCGCGTTATTATTCTCAGCAAAATCTATTACTTCTTTCATTATTTTAATATGACCTGGAGTAGGCGGGTTTGCACGCCCTGCAAAAAATGCAACTTGTTTATTTTCTGGATTTTGTTCATTAATTACTTGTTCTTGTTGTTTTGTTTCTGCCATTAAATATACAATAACTTGAGAACTTAATATTCATTATCTCTTCTTTATCTTAACAAGAAATACATTAAATAAAATAGGATAAAGCCATATTATCTCTATAGTATGGGATACTAAGACTGTTTGAAGGTGTCGAGTTTTAGCGGACCCAGCCACGAATGGCAAAACCTTCTGCCCGTAATGGCATAAAACTACTTGCCCCTGTGGCGCAATGGATAACGCGACAGACTTCTAATCTGTAGATTGTGGGTTCGAGTCCCACCAGGGGCTCTTTATAATAGATTGTAATAGATTCGATTATATATGATGATTTCATATATAATCTTTTTCTGTATTTTAATTCAAATACTTATATAATAAAGGCAAACTTCGGAGTAAATATATATTTTTATGTGTTACATCGTTGTAAACGAAACACAGCAACGAAAACGTCCAAAAAATTGAAATCACAATACTTCTGAACATAACAAGTGTTCACAAGTAATTCTCGTCATCGTTTAAACATGATTAATCGCATTGCCAAAAGATACATTAAAAGGATAAAAGAGCCTGATAAAAGCATGGTAGTTATCTTTAAACTCACCACCATATCTATCTAAAACCCTATTGTGTCCTTGCCCGGCGGTTGTCTTTGGCGACAGTCTATAGCACGACTCGAAACTGCGTGGTCCTGAACAAGACCTAAAAAGGTTCAATATGGAGATTGCATGAAGGGGAGGCAGTCACAGTAGTATGCGGGTGTGGGGCATATTACATTACCATTCGTGGTATGTCCTGGACATGACACTAAAAGGTCTATCTTGTTGTATATGTAGGGTACTGATCACACCCCCAAGCGTCTTAGGGAAGGTGTTGGCGAACGGCGTTCGTCCGAATAAGTCAGACTGGCTGAAATAAAAGAATTGGGTACAACAGGATAATTCTTTGTTTGTCCTTCCTGAACCGGTTCGGGAAGAAGTATCGTATGATAGTAGGCGGGGTAAGGCTCCGTCCCAAATACCAGAGAAGGAGGTTGTTAGCTAGACGCGTTTTCTGCGAAAATTAATGGTCCCTTGATTGATTTCTACACCTGTGTCTAATTAATAACAAGCATGGCAGTAAGATGCTCTGTCCGAATAAGTCAAGCTGGTTTCAATGTATAGTTGGGTACGATAAGGAGAATAGGCGATGAGCATAATTTTTTTTTGCATTATATTTTCAAATAAAGAACCGTTTGTAAATATAATAATGAGTAAATCAATATTATTAATTGGTTGTACAGGATTTTTAGGTAAATCAATACTATATAAATTATTAAAAGCAACAAAATTAACTATTTATTTGGTTATAAGAGATAAAAATGGGGTTTCTTATAAAGATAGAATAAGACTCATTCTACAGGAGATAAGATGTCAATATGAATATAGCTCTAGAATCATACCTGTAAATGTTACATATGATAGACAAAATAATATGAAAATAAAGATAGATGACAGTATACATGATGAATTATTAAATAATATTAATTATGTTATCAATGCTTTAGCAGATATTAATTTCAATAGAGAGCTAGTAAAAGCTGTGCAAAATAACACACTTACCGCACTTAACTGGTTGAACTTTTGTAAACTATCTCAAAATAAAATAAAGTATGTTTATGTTTCTACTGCTTATGTTAACTATCATTTAGATGATGAAATCATACATGAAAAGGTATATGAGAAAAATATGAGTAAGAATACACTACAGGACATTTTAAATAAAAAAATAACTTCAATCACACCTTATCTGAATACATATACATATTCAAAACAGTTAGCTGAAATATTATTGATTCAAAATCAAGATAATGTTAATTTACATATTGTACGCCCATCTATAATTGTATGTGCACATAAATATCCTTATAAAGGATATGGCTCTTTGCAAAATGTTAACTTAGCTTTTTTTGGTGCCATTACAGGCACATTGGCTTTTTTTGATATTAAAAAAGATACTAAGCTAAATTGTATTATTCCCGTTGATAAAGTAAGTTCAATGTGCATTGATAAAATTAAAAGCAAGAAATCATTTTCTATCAATCATTGTTCTTATAATAATAATTTTTTCTCTACTTCGAAATTGTATGAGTATATAGAAAATATTTATAATAAACACTGCATCCATCCTATTAATATCAAAACTATTTCGTATAAACCTTATAAAACCATGTTTGTTGGCGATAGTTTATTTTACAAGATATATTCAATAATATATTTTATTATCATTAGACTTTTACAGGGGTCATCATTATATGATATTTATGTTTCACTCAAGTTTACATATAAGTATATGTATGTTACACAATTTATTAAAAAAAATAAACAATTTATTATGAAAAAACAAATGAAAGAGGTAGATATTTCTGATTCTATGTTACATTATATTGATAATTATATGGTTGATGAAATAAAATTAAATCCACTTTTCTTATAATTCATTATAGACATCTGAAACGCATTCTTTGAATATTTTTTCATCTAGTATTCCTTTTCTATAACATATATTTAACTGTATATTGTCACCATAAGTGAGTAAAGAAAAGAATACATCTTGTTTATAAGGTATTATTATATTACCAATACTTTTTACTTTTTTCCCTGCTATTTTAAATGTTTTGATTTTTGTATTATAACAGCTGTACCCAAAATTATTTTTTTCAAATATGTATGTTAAGAACTTACTAAGCAAATCACATGAAAAATATGCTATACAATTCAATACTTTATTCATAAATAGAACTATTGGAGAGTTTTTATAACAGTTCATTTGGTGATGTATTTTATCAAAAGTGTTTCTATTATCAACTGGTGTTGAAAATACTATTAAACTAAAATTATTTGCTTCAGTTGAAGTTTTTATTTTTCTTAGATTGATTATTGAACACGAAGAGAGGTGAACTTCTTTATTTGCATATTTTCTTATTGATTTTAATATTATGCCGTATAGTAGATCATTCATGGTAATTCCTAATTCCGTCTTTTTTAATTTTAGTTTATCTAGATTAAAATTATAAATGTTACAATATACTGCCTCGCTTTCTGTGTGTGGCTCTGCAAAGATCTTCTCCTTCTTAAAAAATAATATAAAATGTACAAGCATACAAAATGAAACTATAAAGTAATATATAGATTTACATATTCTCATTAAATAGCCTTCCTTTACATTATTGCTTGATCCTGCTTTGATTGGCTCTTTTTCTACATCACCTATTGAACTTAACATTTCTGTACACTTATCACCATCTCCATATGAGTGATGCATTTTCATTATTATTAATGATTTGTTATCATCACTACAATTTATATTGTACACAATCCATTTTGGTATACATTCAATAAATGATTTATTAATTATTTCATTTATAATATTTTTGATACTTTCCTTATCACGATTTATTTCAATTAGGTGATTATTTATGTCCACATCTACTTTTTTCCATAGCATATTCTCTACTATCATAGATAACTTCGGATAATTTATTATTAATTCTCTTATTTTTTCTTTACAAACCTTAGTGTTTAATACACCATCTATTTCTATCCTTAAAACAATTGTATTTGAGAATATAGAATTACATTCCTCCATTTTATAAAATAACTTATCATGTAAATCCATTTCTTCCATTTATTTGATAAATTATATTAAAATCTTGTGTTAAACCTGTATTTTTGCATGTACATTTTTTCAAATATTGTTCTATCATCAGGTTAACCAAAAATTGAAGCTGTATGTTAAATACTTATTTAAACTATTCCCCCCACAGCGCTTATCAAATCTTATTTGCTTACACCCGAATTACGAAAAACTAAGGAAGAACTAAAGAACATGATCAACGCCTTTGCGAACCATTTTGATGAGGCTAGAAACTGTTACCGTGCTGCAATTGCCGAAAAAAAGATGGCTGCAAATGTCTGTTCTGAGGTCATAGATGATATCATTGACAAGATAGATGCAGACACTAAGGTCGCAGAACTCAGTCCGCCGCTTTTCGCTTCCAGACCCATGACGATAGGAGGCTCGTCTATATTCCGTGACCCTAACTACGACCATTACGGTAATCCAATAACTGCCAGAAATACAGACCTTATTGAGGAAGAAATTAGACTGTTAAAACCACCCAAAGGCCTGAAACGCCATTTTGCTGAAGTGTTGTACGATCAACAAGATGCGCAGGAGGAGAAAGAGAAAAAAAGTCTCTGTCAGTGTGTTTTGATGTAAAGTTTGATTAGCATAACCATATCATTACGCTCATTAAAAAATGAAATAAGTTTTCAAATATTTATCTAAATCATTCCCAAATACTAATTATAAAATCAATTTAACCAAAACAAAAACACAAATATGTTACTTACACCACAACACAGACGCTCTACCCGCGTAGAAGCTAGAATGCAGAAGACTGTACAGGAGGAGTTTAATGAAAGAGTTGCGAATGGCACAATGACAAAGGAAGAGTTATTAAACGCTCCTACCTGCTTACGTAGCTTTGATGAAGCAGAAGATGCTATCTTAGCACAAACTGATGATGAATCTGAAGATTAGACGTAGTAAGACTTTCCAATGGAGAATAGGCGATGAGCAATCTATCATAGCATGGGTGCTTTATAGAGGTTCAATTCCTCTTTATGATTACTCTTTGGGGGTGAGGGTTCATCCTCCATTATATATTGCGGTTATGCATTGTGGAATGCTTTGTTTTGCCTGCAACAATCATAGTAGAATTGGTATATAATGGCTCAATATGCGGGTGGTTCAATGACAATAGCAAGTCCAGGCCGTTGAGAGAAAGAAAAATGACTTAATATAAAAAGCCAATGCAAATAATAACCCGGAGATAGAGGTCGTGAGCATTTTTCTAATTTTCTTTATCTTTTAATAACAGATTTTTCTCTAATATTTCTATTCTTTTCATAAGCATTTCAATTTCTTTTTCATTACCTCTTTCTATTGCCTCATCTATACCATAGTACCAACGATAAAAATATTTACCTCCGCCGAATAAGAGTGAACTTAAATTGTAAACTATATCAAATGCTTCGTATAATATAAAACCCAACACCATCTTATATTATATAATTTTTTAATTTGTCTTCTTATTCCAACTACTAACTTTTGTTTTTTCTAGTTTGCTTTTTAATTCTTTTATTTCATTGTGATACTTTTCTAGCTCAGATTTTGAAACATATCCAAGTCTTTTCATAAAATCAGAAATTATATTTTTCTGTATTGAAAGTTCGTTAGACAGTTGTCCGATAACTATTTTCTGAGTTTTTGTTTCCTTACGCAACTGATTAAGTTCTTCCATGTCATTATTTTTTTTGTTGTTTTTTTGCTTCAACCAATCTTTATGGTGTTTTGTTTTAAAATGAGCTCTCAATCTAGACTTACTGTGATAAGTTTTTCGTCCGTTATTGCAGTTGCATTTCCACGAGCTTAGGTTATCTGCATCATATGGCAGTGCATCATAAAAAAAACCTTCGCTGTTCATTTGTGGTTCATATAGCTCAGCTTGTAGTGCTAAAGTGGTCATATTTATCGTTATATAATTTCTTTTTTGTTTTTTAAGTGCTTTTGAAATTACTACCAGTCTTCTCCCAAACGACGGAATACATCGTGTTCATCTCGTGTACACATATCTTTCCATCCATATCCTCTATCTACCTTACAAATGTAATGCATACTCTCATGCATGATAGTAGATATTAAATCTGCTTGAGTCATTGGATAACTACTTGATACACAAACATCTATCTCATCACATATTCCATATTGTTTGGGCATATCTTTTAATGAAACATTTCTCGCTCTTTCAATTGCTAGCTCAATATCAACTCTTACTCGTGTATTAATACTATTTGTATTTGTTTCTTTTGCAACCTTTGTAAACATATTCACTATTTCTTTTTCATATATTCTTATCTGGCGTATTGCTGATGATTTTGCCCTTTGCAGTCTCATTTGTGATACTTTTCTTTTTTCAGGATTTAATACTACAGGAAATGCTTGAAACTCTATCTTTTGTGGTTTTGGACAATTCAAACAACACAGCCACTTGCGATGACAATCTCTTTGCATATGCCGTTTTAGATCATATTTACTCAAAAACACTCCGTTATTACACTTACAATAGTATGTACATAAACTGCTTCGATCCGGCAACTTATCTACGTATCCATCCTTCTTTGTCTTGAAAGGTTTATACTCGCGAGGTCGTATTTCCATTATTATTGTTGTTATTATTTACTATAAATAATTTGTTTTTATATTAATCGTCTTCAGTTTTTTGATTATCTCTATTAAAAAACTATTTTGTTAATATATATATGCCTGAAATACCAACAAGATTAGAAAAAAGTCTTGATTCTCCTTATGATAAAGAAGACATTATTGGGTTTTTTATTCTTTATACTTTAGTTGTTGCTGTCGTACCTTATATCTTATTTCATTATGCTTCTTTTGAGATATTTGTTACCTATTTTGCTAATGTCGATATTGTAGCTAATATATTAGCTGTTAATTTTCCTAACTATTTTATTAAATGGTATAGTGTCTATAATGATTCTCTTAGAGGTTATCTTTCATTTAATATTATCAGCGTTGTTGCACTATCGGGAATCTTTTATTTCGGATTAGTTGCCAAAGGACGTTCTACAAGAGAAAGATGGGCTATTATGATTATTATGTCTATAATTACATGGACACTGCCTACTCTGGGTATACCGTTTATGAATCATAAAGTAGAAGAGTTTTTAGAGAAAAATGACAATATTACACCAGAACAATACAGCACTTATAGATTTTTCATTACTCTTGCTATTTCATTTTTATTCTTGAAACTTGAATGGCTGGCTATAAGTTCTATTGAAAGACTTAAACTTTAATCTTAAAGATATATATATGCCAAAAGGTAGATCGTGTCAATTAAAGATAGGTAATCTTGAAAAACATGTTTATAATATATTGTCAAAAGTGCAAAAGCATACTCAATTTGTAAAGCATAATGCTGTGCTAGACTTTACTGAAACCAGAAGAAGAAAGTTTCCAGCCGGTTATTATCCTCTTACTGTAGCTGAACAAGGTAATGAAAGTCATGGCGTTATTATAGAAAAAAGGATTTCTCAAAAAGGTAATATTCGATTTTATATATTTGATCCTAATGGTAAAAAGTGGGCTAATACATCAGGTTATAATCTTACAATAAGAATTGGTACAAAATTATATCCTATTTATAAAACCATATCGCCTAACAAATCATGGAATAAATCTGGTAACTGTGGGTTATGGAATATTATTATGGCAATTGTCTTTGAACAGACCGGTAAAAACGCTCTTTTCAGTAGTTATAGATTGAAAAAACTCTACAGTATATTTGATAATATAGGTGATAACTGGATTAATGAATTGCAAGATGATCTAATTATTAATACTAGAAGCAATTATAGTACTCAAGGTGAAGCAAATATGTTTATTAGTGCAGTATATGGTAAGCTAGCGGAGCTTTTTGGTTCAATTTAAATACAATACTATCAATACAATATTGTATTTAATGTTTACGTTTGCGAGTCTTATGCTTGCGAGTCTTATGCTTGCGAGTCTTATGCTTGCGAAAACATTTATTATTACGTAACTTCATTCTACGAAGTCTGTCTTTTACAATTCTGCGCTCCCTGTCCAAATTGCACAATTTTCTTGTTAGGCGACTTATTGCTTTTTTATTTTTAAGACATTTATTCTCTTTTACACGAGTACGTCTTAACTTGCAGTTTACCTTTTGCAAAGCGTTTGCTGCTTTATTTTTAGCTTTCATAAGACCTAACGTTTTTGATTTCCCTCTTACCATTATATTATAGTTAGATTGATTTTTCTATCTATCCAAAAGTTGATTCCCCCGCATATTTTATGTATAGAAAACCATCTTCATCTTTATATTCATTATATATCTGACTTAACAATTGTCCTGTTGCAGGCATTACATGATTATCTATAAATAAATAAATTGATTTTTCTGGCGTTACCTTTATTCTTTTACGTATCACATACATAAAGTTAGCAATAGATAAATCCATCGGAACAAGGTATTTTTTTCTATCTATATCTGGTATATCAACACTTCTTCTATCTTTTTCACATATAATCGGAACTCTTTCAGGGTATTTTTGCATTATTCTATGTGCTTCATCATACCTTTTTGCAAATGAAAATCTATCCCTAAATGCCATTTATATAATTACCTGTATATTTTTATATCTTAAATGCTTTTTCTAATTAATAACATATAAGTATTCAAAAAATTGAAATAAATAACCTGAACATTGTATATGACATCCTTCGCAGACCCTTCAAATAATCAATTTATCGAAACACGCACCATGACTACTATCGCTACTTCTACTGTAACCAGTATATTCAAAAATGTACTTGGAGAACTACGCCGTAATACAAAGAAGGTAAGACATCACTCTATGTCAAATCACAGGCGTGTTACCTTCTTCGCCGATGCCGACTATCTTGACAAGCCTGAACCGGCTGTCACTGCCATTTATACCATCAGGTCTGCCACCCTCATCGACTCTATCAAGACCAAAGAGGAACAAGATGCCGAAGACGCCGCTGCTTTTGCAGCTCTTAGCTCCAGAACCTTGACGTGTTGGAGGCCAGCTCGCGAGAGAACTAAGAAAATTGAACAAACAGACGAGGATGCTTTTGCTGAACTATCATTCATTCCGCTGTCCGCTGACAATCTAACAAATAAAAATTAAAAAACAAAAAAACAAAAACAAAAGAGGAGGAGGTAGATTTTTTATTACTATGAACATATCATTGTTTAAAAGTATTTAAAGTTTATAATTCTATTTATATTGTGTGTCGTGTTCTGCCAAGGTCCCGTAGTAGTCGATCGGACAAGCCTCAAGCGCTTGCGGGTTAATAGCCCCGTCCTAGGTGCAAATCCTAGTCTTGGCATTATGGCGTCATCGTCTAACGGTTAGGACGTGGGCCTTTGAAGCCTGCAATCCGGGTTCGAGTCCCGGTGATGCCTTTTATTTTTATGTTAACAAATTGTTAGCTTAACATAAAATACTATTCTATATATAAAGGTCCTTTTCGAAATTGATGATATCCATTATTACTCTTTCTACATGATGGTCTTTTTCTGTGATCGTTATTATAATAATAATCATACGGTACTCCACATTCTATACATTTTGATTCATAACAACAATAATACAGACTTGAGTTACATATACCCATTTATTAAATATTCTTAGTTATCTTTTAATTTATCTTTCAATACAAAATATTTTTTTATTACTTCTATTTCGAGTACTTGCTCTAGATAATTATTCGAAAATTGACTCATATACTTATTTGCATTTCTTATTATTTCTTTACATTTTTCTTGATTGTTATTACACCAATCCACTTTCTCACCCAAATCCGAAAAATCATCTTTTAAAAGCACATAGTGTTTATTTGCTTCTAATTTTGATTCCATTAACCAACTTGTAACACGTGGTCTAGGCATTAATACAACACTATTTGAGTTTAGTTTCCAGTTCAATCCTGAGTCTTTATCATTTCCTTCGATAGAGAGAATATACTTATGTTTTAAAAACTCTTCTGGACGACATCTACCCTTCACATAACATTCATATTTAGATTTTAACCAAGATCTATGTACAAAACTGAATCCCACATTTATATCCGGTCTTTTTTCATACCAATTTTCTATCATTGTAAATCTATTTGCTTCTCTAGGATTCCATTCTTTTGCTGAAAAATGCTGTGAACATCCTGTTGTTACTCCTCTCCAAAATACTGCATTCATTTTAGTTTCAAATGGAAAATCTAGTGGTTTATTATAATATAATCCCCAATGTCTATTTATATTAAATGATCGCACTAATATCGAGCTATTATTTTCTTCACATCTATTCTTTGATATTGTCCAGTTATGCTGCTGATCTTTTGTAATTACATCTCCTCTTGAAAAAGAAAATCTTTTATCTTTGTTATTTGTTATTTCTAGTAGATATTTTAATGGTACATCATAAACTGTATCATGAGTGTTAATACCATTTGTTAAATCATTAATACAATATTTATTCATATCTGGATGAGATTTATCTTTGTCTTCACCTAAGTAAAACTGCAATCTTTCAAAAAAACCATCAGGATATTTATCATTAAACTCCATAATACAATTACAAATGTCATTTTTTTATGTGATAATGCTTCTTATAACTTTTATTTTTTCGATGTTCTCCTCGTAATAAATTACATATTGGAATACTTAATGTGTCAGTAATAAATGTGCAATCCAAATCAGGTAAAGGCGAATGTGATGCATATGGATGATCTTTCTTGAATCTATATTTCCAGTAATCTATTATTCCTTTTACTTGCTGATATGTATTTCTATAAGCTATCCTTGATAAGCTCTCAATATTATACGCAGGCTTGAAACTCCAAAAGTTGAGTGTTTGATACATTTGATTTTTAAGCATTTTGTATCTATACTCGAAATCTATTAAGTCTACTAAGTTAGAGTTGTTTAAAAACATTAATGGTCCTCCTAAAAAAGATAAGATGAGAGAAATTATGTCATAATTCACAATTTCTAACCAATTCATTACTAATATTTATCATAATTTCTTTTTATTATATATATGAAAAAAGTGTATTGTCTTAAAGGTTCAAAGCAAAAATGCCCCAAAGGTTATATTCAAAGTGTTGCACAAGATGGAGGTATATGTAAAAAACTATGTACTAGACCTGATATGGAGAAAAAGATTTTAAAGAAATTAAAGAGAATGTTAAAGACTCGTAAACGTAAGGTTCACAAGCATAAGGTTCGTAAACATAAGGTTCGCAAACATAAGACTCGCAAACATAGGGTTCGTAAACATAAGACTCGTAAACATAACACTCGCAAGCATAAGACTCGTAAACATAACACTCGCAAGCATAAGGTTCGCAAACATAATGGAGGTGGGGAAGGTCAATCACAAGAAAGTCAATCAGATTGTGCATCAACATGTAAAACGTATAAGGTTGATGAAGTAATTATATATACACGTTCTCGTATGGGGGTGGGAAGTAATGATATAACTGGTAGGATAATCAAAATAGGCAAGCCAAGTAATGGTTGGAATAGTGGTGTGTGTTGTTATACAATAGAAACTATTGGGCATGGGGGACAGACCGGCCACCTCTTGGAAGTTCCATGCGGGTTAAAGCATCTCATTCGAAGACCAGGAGAAGATGCGGAGGAAACAGTTATGCGTGGAGGACCAGGGCGTAGAGGCTCTAATAATAATTATGGCCTAAACGAAGGAATAAACCCGCAGCAGTGATTGGTTAAGAATAATACTCGCGCATCTAACTTTAAATACTTAATACTACTATATTAGGTCGTCAAATACTTAATATAGTGGCAAATCTAGCTTATTAATGCTAACTCAGAAATCGGTAGGATAATGAGAAACCGGTAGCAATCTAATTAATAGTAAATAGTACAATTTCATATACTTTTTAATTTGATGTCAAAATCGTAGTAGGAGGTAAAACTTACCCTATAAAAAAAATTGAAAAGGTAATAGACACTACTATAGTACATGAGCTAGCAGCGACAAAGGCTAGAAATCCACATGCGGAGCAAACTATCAGGGCCCGCGGACAGTAATTTTAGAAGTACAATGTTAGCTAGCAGCGACAAAGGCTAGAAATAATTATTATAAATAGTCTAGACTAGGAAGCCGCAAGTAAAAGAATATTTATATTTATGGGGAGCACGGAGTTTCATATTTATGGGGAGCACGGTAAACCAGTATACCCAAGTTCGGTCAAAGGGGGCAGATTCAAGATCTGTTGCGTAATGCTTCGTGGGTTCAAATCCCACTGCTGGTACCATCTCAGTTAGCTCAGTTGGCAGAGCGATTGTCTTATTAACAATTGGTCGGGGGTTCAAGTCCCTCACTGAGAACATCCCAATTAGTCCAAATGGTTAGGATACCCCTCTTTCACAGGGGAGAACCGGGATCGATACCCGGATTGGGAATTGCTGGGCGCGGCGATTTAACTACGCAACTGTAAAGATGTAGGTGATGATAAAAGGTAGCCAAATACAAGATTACAATTATGGGAGCACGGAAATCTATATAATTAATAACAGGCAATTGTGTTGGCGATTGATTTTAGTATTATAGATTTGGGGAGCACGGAAAAAGGATTAGTATATCCAAGTGGACAAAGGGAGGGGGCCAAAAGCCTCCGGCATAGTTTGCAGAATTGCAAAGCTTCGCTGGTTCGAACCCAGCTACTATATCCTTGGGGAGCACGGAAACATTAGATATGCCCCGAGAGGTCTAAGGGAACAGCACGAAGATGTTGTTGGTATTTACCGGTCGTAGTGTTCGAATCCTACTATCTAAACAGTGGAGCACGGTGTGTAAAGTAATGTAATATATAGCGCTATGGATAGCACCCATTTTTGTAAAGTTCTTATAGTGAAATGGTTATCACGCCAGTCTTTGAAACTGGTATTCAGGGTTCGAACCCCTGTAAGAACATTTGACAAACCAGTATACCCAAGTCAGGTCAAAGGGGGGGCACTTAAGATGCTCTGCGTAATGCTTCGTGGGTTCGAATCCCACTGCTGGTATATTTTTTATCTAAAAACTACTGATATACGCTTCTTTCCTGGCCTTATAGCATGCACATAGTTACGTTGCATACCTACCATTAACCCAACTGACTGATGTGGTAAACTAATTGTAAACTCTTCTCTTTCTTCACCACGCTCCTTACGAGTTGACCATTCACCTCCTGTCGTACGGTAAAACTCCATCACATGACTCTCTGATTCATCATATTCAAAAGAAAATACTATTGAACATGGTTCTCTTTTTAAAGCATGGTAATCCTTATGATAAGATATAAAATCTCCTTCATCATATACATTCACTATTGCATCACTCAATTTATATCCATTATAAAGGGGTTGTACTATCTCTAATAGTCGTTCTAACAAAGGCGTAAAAGGTTGATATATGTATCTTGGTGGTATATACTTCCACTCTTTACACAATGGACTTCCTACTTTCTCTCTATCATTTGTAAATAAACCCGTGTTTCTTGAATTCACTGAAAAACCATCACAATCATATACATAATCTTCTACATCTCTTAGTACATCTCTATATCCTACACTACAATCTAACTTATATAACTTGAAATATCCATCATCCTTTGTTTCATAGCTTTCAAGAAGCTTCATCTTATTTAATTACTATCTATATTTTTAACCTATTCTAGTTGTATGTTAAAATAAAAACACTTTGACCTAGATTAAAAACAAAACTAAGAGAGAAAATAAATAAAAAATAAAAATACTAGTCACCTGATATGCTTGTCAAGGGGCCTCTTTTTTCATAGGGTGGGCTTTCCAACTAGTATCCGCATTGTTAGCTTTCTTCTCCTTCCTCTAGCTGATCAACTAGATTCAGGCTTGAACTATCTCAATCAATAGGGATCAATCTATCTCATGAGTCGATGTTGCAGTCGGTAATCTAGAAAAAAGTATTTCAATTTTTTTGGCCACTAATACACCTTATTACATAATCTTATTTTTCACATTTAACTATATTAATGCTAACTCAGAAATCGGTAGGATAATGAGAAACCGGTAATAAAAATATAGCATATAGAAGGGGCATCATACAACCACCTAGCACATAACCTGCGGTGTTGCCTCTTACGATGTAAGCCTTCGTACTATATTCTGCACAGCTTGCCTTTTCATCTACTCTTCTCAGGGTACCACCCATATTTCAGCGGCGGCAGCAGCCACACCGATTCAACGTTTTTTTTGAAGAGCCTAGTACTAGCCTCCCCAGCAGGGAGGTTATAGCACGTTACACGTTCCAGCTGGTTAGACTGGACTAATAGTGTCATCTCCCTATCAACCGCTCTATGATTATGGGACATCCCGAACCAACACCATGTGGCCCAAGACGCTTATTACTTAACACAAAATAAGTATTTCATTTTTTTAATACAATAAAACATATCATTATTAAAAAATATTTAATTACATAAAAAAGCTTATTTTTTCTTTTATTTTTCTTCCTCTTTCCAAGCTTTTTTTGTATTTTATAGCCATTTCTCTCTTTATTTTATTTTTTATCCTTCTCAACCATACTTATAACTTTTCTAATAAACCTTTTATCAATAGAGTCAACCTTGTCTTTGAGACCTTTGAAAATAATATCAAGAGAGAAATTAAATATTTAATACAATTTTTCTTTCATTTTTATTCACGAATATTCTGATTTTCTTGTATTTTCCAACTATTTTCTCTCTTCTCTACTTCCCCTTCTATCCAAATAAACTTACCTTTTCTTACCAAACATACACGTCCTGGACTTTTATATGTTGGTCTTGCATAACAACCATCTGCTTTCCCAAGTAAATTACCACTACTATCATATACACTATCTCCGGTCTTTACGCTATTATATGCATTATATAGATGCTTTGCCCAAGCTATTTTCACCGACATGATTATAATGGCCATTTCTCTCTATAATTTAATTCAATTTTAAATAAAAAAACCTTTTTAGGTTTTCTTTTTTTTCTTTTTTTTATTTTTATTTCTTTTTTGTAGTTTTTCTAATTTTTAGTTCTTTTTTTTAAGTTACTGTCTGCACACTGGGCAGTCCTGGCCACGTGTTAACCAGGTGTGGATACACTTATCATGAAAGCAGTGTCCACAATCTAGTCTGCAATGGTTATGTTCATATTGCGGAGACAGACAAATAGCACACTTATCTTCTAGCTCTTCACCTAGTTCTTCTGGGTCCAAAATCTTAGCCTCTGTTCTCTTGAATCGCTGTACATCCTTCACATACTTATCTAGAGTCTTAGTGAAGTTCTCATCATCAAAACTCTCCATCTTGAAGCTAAAGACATCAATCTCACTCTCTTGACCAATACGATGGCATCTGGCTACTGCCTGGTCCTCAACCGCTGGGTTCCAATTCGGCGTTACGAAATACACTTCACTGAACCTCTGTAGGTTAAGACCCTCACAGCCAGTACGAATCTGTAGCACTAGAGCATCAAACTCATCACTCATAAGGATTTCATCACGCTGCAGCTGACTGGTACGGCCATCAAATCGAGCGGTTTTCAGCCCCATATCTGAGATACGGCTCATCAGCTTATCGATCTCAGAGTGGTAATGACAGAAGATCAGTTTTGCACGTCCATTATCCTTACGCTGTTCAATCTTAGATACGACTGCATTGATCTTACTCTGATACTGCATAGCCTGAGTCAGGAAGGATTCGTCTTCAAGAATACCTAACTCTAGTAGCACCTTTATGTTCTTCTCAAGTAGGCTTGAGTCAATACATACCTGTCTGGCACGTTGAAGCATTGCGAAGTGATGAAATCCTGCTCTGCTGAAGGGGTTCTCTTCCCTCATCGCCACATTAGCAAAAGCTAGATGAGAGTGGATATCAGCTGCTAAGGTCTTCTCTTCTTGACTCTCCCACTCCACATTCTCTACATGTCGATGGAGGTCTGGCAAGATGATACCAACGGACTTCTTCGTTCTCTTCTTGATGAGAGCTTCTGATATGGTGCTGATGTTAGACTTATTGGTGTAAAACCCTTGCTCCATTCCCAGTACCGCACACAAACCATAGAAGTCCGTTACACTGTTTTGAATTGGTGTTCCCGTTACGAGCCACTTATGGGTTGCTGGTACACATGCTCCTGCTTTGTGGTTTCGCGTGTTACGGTTACGCATATGATGAGCTTCATCAAAGATTACTCTGTCCCAGTTTACCTTATGTAGCTTTCCGAACTTAAGTGGCACTCCTTTTCGTGGCTTTTCTGTAAGCTTAGCCAGCATACCATACGTTGTGAGTACGATTGGCGAGCCCTTAACCTGGTCAATTGTTGCTGTGCGACCTTCGTAGCCATGGTACACTAATGGTCTGTGACCCAACGTTTTCGTGATGATGATCTCCCACTGCTCAAGGAGAGCGCGAGGTAAGACTACCAGAGTGTGTAGCTTGAAGTTAGCTAACAGCAACCCTATCATCTGGATGGTCTTCCCTAGACCCATCTCGTCTGCCAGGATACCACCGCGGATTTGCTTTTTGCCCATCATGCAACCATTTGTCTCTAGGCTAAGCATCCATTCTACTCCTTCTCGTTGGTAGTCTTTGGCATCAAAGCCGTTACGTTCCAAAAATGCTTCGAATCGTTCCATATTACGTAGTTTGCTGTAGTAGTTGTTACACTGTGTTATCTAGTAGGTACTTTAATAGTTTGATGTTGTGTTCGGGGGATGTCATCTGCATTTTACAAAAAAAAGCATTCAATTTTATATATTCTATACTAACTCAGAAATCGGTAGGATAATGAGAAACCGGTAACAATTTATATACAATAAAAAATTGGCTTTTCGCCTTTTTTCTTTTTTATTTTTTTATTTTCTTATTTTTATTTTTTCAATACTTAATCTTCATCACTATCCACACCCGCCATCATCACAATATTCTCACCATCCCATGTTCCTATCTCTTCCTGGCTCTCCATATCATATACCGTTCCATTTACATCTCTGAGGTATTCAGTTCCCTCGAACTCGAACTTTTCAACTTCAACTTCATCATCTTCATCATCTGTCTCCACATGATCCTCTAGAGTTAGCTCTGCTGCCTCCTCTTGAAGATCTTCAACTGAGATCTCGTCTTGCTCTGTATTAGCATCTTCTTGCTTTGCCACAGCCTTCATTAGCTTCTCGGCATCTTTGGTTTCCTTCTTAGCCAATTTCGCAGCCTCTTTTGCTGCCTTCTTAGCCAATTTATCAGCCTCTTTTGCTGCCTTCTTAGCCAATTTATCAGCCTCTTTTGCTGCCTTTTTTTCAGCTGCCTTCTTAGCCTTAGCTTCAGCCTTAGCCAACTTCTCAGCTTCCTTCTCTTCAGCCGTTTTCTTAGGCTTACGGGTCGCTTTCTTAGCCTTTGGCTTGACTTCAACCTCAGTTTCCTTCTCTTCAGCTACTGACTCTTCAGCTACTGACTCTTCATCCTCTTCCACTTGACATGCTTGAGCTTGAGCCACTAGATTTGCGATCAGATCATCTCCTGCTCCTCCTGTTACTACCTTCTTTGTCTTCTTAGGCCTTCCACGTTTCTTAGGTGCTGCATTTGCATCCTTCTCCTTCTTTGCCTTTGCTGGCCGACCCTTCTTAGCCTTCACTACTTCGAATTGCTCTTCGGGAATAGTCATGCCGAACTTTTCGGCTTCAGCTACTGCTGCTTCCTTGGTAATGTTAAGCTTCAGCATCACATTTCCGTAATTTGTTGGCGCTTTTCCCTTTCGATCACGCCAGCACGCACCCTTTGCAATCCTTTCTTCAATTGTACCATACGTTGGCTTTCCTTCATTTTGAGCCGCTTGACGAGCACATGTTGTACAAAACACACCCGATCCTACTGGCATATTCATACACTGTGTGTATAAACCACGGTTCAGCTTGATTCCATGACAAAATCCCTCCAGTTCCATTCCGCAGAATGGCAGAGTCAATTCTGGCTTTGCCAATGTTTCCTTCTTTTTCTTCTGCTTCTTCTTCGATTTTCCGTCCACCACCTCCACTCCACCGAACTTCGATATTGCCTCTGACGCTGAAAACTTGTATTCCTCTGCACACGCACGGATTGCTATTTCCGCCGCTTCGCACACCGCTTCACGCACTCCCTTCATTGTTCGCGATACTATCGTTACTGCTTTCATGATCTTTTACTTCTATTTACTATAGACTTTTTTACCGATTTTACTACACTTCACTACAAAATACATACACATTTCAATTTTCTCGTG